TTATCGGGGGTGTGTTGAAGAGCGTGTGGGGGAGGGTGCCGTAAGGGCCGTGTCTACCTTCTGCATCTCCGCGTGCAAATCCTCCGTCACCAGATGCGCGTACCGCATCGTCATCATGATGTTGCTGTGCCCAAGGATACGCGACAAAACAGGCAGAGAACCACCGCCCCGTAAAAAGCGCGTCGCAAAAGTGTGCCGCAGATCATGCCAGCGAAGATCCAACAAACCCGCCTTCTCCCGTATCCGGTGCCATAATGAAAATGTACTCTGATAAGGGCGGCCCGCCGGTGTGTAGAATAAATAAGGCACATCGGGGCGGCGCGGGATCAATGACAAAACCTGCATCGCCCGCGTCGATAAAGGCACAATCCGCGCCCGGCCCGTCTTCAGTTTCGAAGGATCAACAAGCCCAATCTCCCGCGCCTTCAGGTCAATCATGTCCCAGGTCAATCCCGCCTGCTCCATCGCCCGAAGCCCCGTTTCCACCGCAAATACGATCATCAACGCGTGCATATCCTCCGTGCAGGCATCCAGTATTCGCACCTCCTCCTCCGGCGTCATAAACCGGACAACCTTGCGCACTGGCTTCAAAAATTTCTTGTTAAACTGCACAACCGGGTTCGGTTCATAATGGCTGAACGCAAAAACACCCGAAAGATAAGCAAGGGCAGGCCGCAACGTGGCGTCTGATAAAATCTTGCCACGCGCGGCCGCCTCTTCCCGCCGCTGCGCAATATAACGGACAATATGTTCCCGCGTGATCTCGTGCAGATATAAATCACCCACAATCGGTTCCCACCGACGGGCAAAAGATATATAGCTCTTCCGCGTGTTCGGCTTCTCCAGCGTCATCAAATATGACGCCGCAGCAGAACGATATCGAACCTTGCCATTATTCGCGCGCAGGCGCGTAATCTCTTCCTCAGCCCGATTTAGAAACTTCCAAGCTTCTTTTTCGACTTCGGTTTCAGCAGATCGACGTACAGCTTTTCCATGCTCGTCAGTGTATCGGACCCACCAGAACCTGCTGCCTGCGCGCTTGTAGACGCTGCCCACTGACCGTTCCTCCACTCCAAAAGCTGCTTCTCACTGAAACGCCAGTGCCGGCCAACCCGGAAAGCACCCGGCAAGGCCCCAGCCACAGCCAGAGATGTCACCGTCCGGACAGGTACCTGCAGCCAATGGGATACTTGTACCGTCGACAGATTACGGTCGTTCATTGCAATATCAGAGCTGTAGCTCATGGTTTCCCTCCTTGGAATGTGTCCAAACGTACCATTCGCAACCCATTTGGGCAAGCCCAAGAAGCAGGATCACTGACCTGTTCAACCGATCATTCTCCCCCCAGGCCACAACGGGAAACCCCCGGCCCGTCAGGTGATTATAAGATTTAATTCCTATAGTTCTGGCTCAGGCATCAGTCCCCCTGGATCGTGAGCGATCCAGGGTATTTCACGTTCCCTCAGACGCCGGGCGGGCGCGTCCGCGCCCTTGGCTTACGCGCCCATGGGGGCGCGGGCCGGCGGTCGCCGGCCTGGATCGTGACCGATCCGGGGTATTTCACGTTCCCTCAGACGCCGGGCGGGCGCGTCCGCGCCCTTGGCTTACGCGCCCATGGGGGCGCGGGCCGGCGGTCGCCGGCCTGGATCGTGAGCGATCCCGGGTATTTCACGTTCCCTCAGACGCCGGGCGGGCGCGTCCGCGGCTGGCCCGGAACCGGTTGCAGAAGCCACCAACCATGCTGGCGATTCGTCGGCACAGCGGTTATGCTGCCCAAAACCAGCCCACGGGCACCGGTTCGGGGCTGGCCGGCATGGGGCTGGCCATGCCGGGCCGTCAGCCACCCGTGCCATCCCATCGGAAGGACCCGTTCCCATGTCTGCCACCATCGAACTCCTGAAAAAAGGCACCAAGGCCGCCACGCTGGCGCAGGAGATTGCCAGCCCGCCGGCCGGCATTCAGGGGGCAGAGGCGGCGGGCAGCGCAGGCGCCCCGCTTGCCATGGCCGGGGATGACCCCGCCACCGATACCCTGGCCGCCAATATCAGCCGCGTCAGCACCATGACCGCCCGGGCGATGGACAATTTCATTACCGGCCTGAACGGCTTTACCGCGCCGGAAAACTGGAAGAAATTCAAGGTGGAAGAGAAGCGTCAGCATATTCTGGCCTTCCTGACCGGGGAACATGCCCCCCCTTCGCCGGCGGCCCCGGCCCCCGTGCCCGTGTCAGCCCCCGCCGTCGCCCCCGCCGTCGCCCCCGCCGTCGCCCCGGCCAGCACCGGCGCCCTGGTCACCTCTGCCGCGCTGACGGGGGAGGTGATCGAGGCGGACCCCATTTCCAACACGGCGCAGGCGCTGGAAACCCTGACCGCGGAACAGGTGCCGCACCTGATCCGCGCCATTCTGGAACAGCAGAGCTTTGATGAATTCCGCCTGGGCGGCGTGCTGGCGCTGGTGCAGGCCAAGGGCTGGTTTGGCGGCTATGCGACATTGCGCGATTATGTGCAGGCCGAATATGGCATCAAATATCGCAAGGCCGTCTATCTGATCGCCATCTATAACGGCCTGGTCAACAGCGGCATTCCCTGGGAAAAGGTGCAGGGCGTGGGCTGGACCAAGCTGAAGGATCTGGTGCCGATCCTGACGCCGGATAATGTGGATGAATGGGCCCAGCTGGCGCGGGAATCCACCACCTTGCAGATCCAGGCCCAGATCGCCGCCATGCAGGACACGGCCCCGGCCAAGGACGCCCAGGCCACGGGCAGCGCCGATGGCAGCCCCGGCAAGGTGACCACACTGACCTTCAAACTGCTGACCCAGCAGAAAGAGTCGGTGCGCTCGGCGCTGGAACGGGCCAAGGCGGAAACCGGGAACAGCAACGATACCGCCGCCCTGGAACATATCGCCCTCCTCTATCTGAAGGGCGGGGCCGCCGCCGCCCCGGCGGATGCGATCGGCCCCCTGATGACAGAGCTGGGCTGGGAACGCGTGCTGGAGGAGTTTGAACAGCGCTTCCCCTATCTCAACCTCACGGTGGAGGAATCGTGACACCAAGGGGCATGGCCCATGCCCGTTGGTGTTTATATGTTCCCTCAGGCGCCGGGCGCCCGCATCCGCGGGCTTGGCTTGCGGCGCTACCAAGCGCCGGGCCGGCGGTCGCCGGCTGGTGTTTACATGTTCCCTCAGGCGCCGGGCGCCCGCATCCGCGGGCTTGGCTTGCGGCGCTACCAAGCGCCGGGCCGGCGGTCGCCGGCCTTAATGGGGCATGGTCCATGCCCCTTGGTGTTTATATGTTCCCTCAGGCGCCGGGCGCCCGCATCCGCGGGCTTGGCTTGCGGCGCTACCAAGCGCCGGGCCGGCGGTCGCCGGCCTCCAAGGGTCATGTCCCATGCCCCTTGGTATGAATCCCCCGGTTGACGCCCCCTCCCTCCCCACCGGTTGGTGCAATTGATTGCACCGTTCTCCCGCCCCAGCCCCGGCCGCGCATGGGGATGATACCAACCTGCCGGATGCGCCCGCCCGGCGCCTGAGGGAACACGAAATCTCCCTGGATCGGTCACGATCCAGGGAGATGACGATATTTTATCCCAGGCGGAAATCGGCGGAAGGTGATGCCAGGGTGCCCAACAGGCTGGCCAGCAGCGCGGGCGGGGCCTCGCCGGGGTCTTTGCACCCGGCGGGCAGATACAGATCGCGCAGCCGCGCCCCGGCCCAGGCCTGGCGCAGCTTGCGCCGTGCGGCCTGGCCCGCCGGATCATTATCGAACAGCAGCAGATATTCGGCACAGCCGGACAGGCGCCTGATTTTCTCCGGCATCAGATCGGCGGTCAGCGGGTCCACCACATTGGGGTAATGCGGGAAGACGCGGGCCGCATCGAAAACGCTTTCCACGATCAGAACCGGCCGATCCGGGTCCAGCCAGCTTTCCCCATGCCAGATGGAGGGGCAATTCTGCCCGCCATAGCGATACATCAGATAGCGCGGCTGCCCGTCGGGCAGAATGCTGCGCCCATGCAGCCCGCGCAGAAAGCCGTTGAAATCGCGGATCGGGAAGCAGATGCGCTGCCGCCCCGCATCGAAACGGATATCCAGGGCGATGGCGGTGGCCATATCCACCCCGCGCGCCTGAAGATAGGGGTGCAGCTGCCCCTGGTGGTGGGCCGGCGGGAACTGGTTCAGCCACCATTCGGGAAACAGATGCTCTGCCGCCCTGGCACCATTGGCCAGGGCCTCGATATCCGGCCCGGTGTCACCCAGCGATAACCCGCCCGCCTGGCCGCCGGCCGCCTCGATCAGGGCCTCTGCCGCGGCGAAATCTGCCGCCAGCGCCAGACCCTGATGCTGCACCGCCTGGCGCAGATCGGCCACCAGCCGGGCCAGCGTGCCGGAATAGCCGCAGGCCAGGCAGTGACAGCGCCCGCCGCCCGCCCCGACGCGGAACCCGAAGGAAGGGTTGTTATCGGTCCCCCGCTGGTGGCGCAGCGGCGCCAGCGGGCAGCGCGTCACCACCCACCCCGCCCGCCGGCTGGGCAGCGGCTGAATTCCCAGTGCTGTGAGGAAGCGATAAAGCATGGTGTGCCTAAACGAACCGCAGATCCACGGGGATCTGTGGTTCGACCTCCTGGAAATTCATGCGCTGAAAGTCCCAGAGAATGTTGAATTCCCCCACTTCCCCCTTGCGGCCCTTCAGAATGGAGACGCGCCGCTGGTTCAGCGTTTCCACGCTTTCTTCCTGAAACAGCCCCAGCACCAGGGAGGAGAGCTGGCCGATGGCGTCGGCATAGGCGATATCATCCAGATCATAGCCTTCCTTCTGTTTCTGCCGGCGGTTTTCCGAGCGTTTGAACTGCCAGGAGGCGGTGACCGGGCCGATGGGTGTCAGTTCCGATTTGATCAGATCGGCATTTTCCGCCACCCGGCGGTAACGGTCGCGCTCTGTGGGGTGTTTCAGCAGATAGGCCCCGTCGATATAGATGCATTCCGCCGCCAGTTGCCGGGCATACAGGATGATGTCCTGCACCGTGCTGGTCAGGTTGCCATCCAGAATCCAGAACGGCTGGTCCGCCCCCTTCACCGCCACCAGCCCCTGTTTCAACCGGCCCACCCCGGCGCTGGTCAGGGCCCCCTGCGACAGCGGGGTCAGCCCCACCTGGCTGTGCATGGCCGACAGCCGTTCCACAATGACCGGCGTGGCCATTTCCATGGAAACGAACAGCACGCGTTTATGCTGCACCCACCAGGCATAATGGGCGGAAAACAGCAGCTGAAAGGTTTTGCCGGCCGCCGGCCGGCCGACATAGGAAACCAGATCGCCGGGCAACAGCCCGTTGGTCATGCCATCCAGGGTGGGCCAGCCCATCAGGATGCCGTGCTTTTCCTCCCCCCGCGCCGCCTTGACATAATTGGGCAGGATCAGGTTCAGCGCATCGCGGAAATCAAACAGGTTGCCGGTATGGCGCCGCACCGACAGGGCCATGGCTTCGGCCAGCAGATGGTCCAGCGCCTTCAGCGGGTCTTTGCCGGGCCCGGTCAGGAATTTCTGCCCGGTTTCTTCGACAATGCGCTTCAGGCTGGTTTCGACAAAATGCTGCGTCTTGCGTTCCAGCCAATAGGCCGGGGTTTCCGGCACATGATCGGGCAGCGATTCGCCGGTATGGGCCTGGATGGTGTCGCGCGTGGGCAGGGTGCCGAACTTGCGCGCATGGTCGCGGATGAAGCGATAGATCGCCGCTTCCCCCCCGCTGAACAGATAGGACAGGTCGCCCCACCCCACCACATCGGCGATGCGGCCCTGGCTGGCGATGCTGGCCAGCAGCTTGCGCCCCAGCGTCACGGCGCCATTCATAACAGCACCGGGGTGAAGCAGCTTTCCAGATGGTCACGCACCGCCGCCCCCCATTCATGCCCCGCCTTTTCCAGCGAGGGCACATGCAGCACCGTCTGCCGGTTGGCCTGGAACCGTTCGGTCAGCACCCCCAGCAGGCCGGCGGTTTGCCAGACCGGCAGCTTTGACCCGTCGGTCATGCCGAAATTGGGCACGGCCAGACAGGTGCAGTTAACGGTACTGCCGTCGCGCGCCTGGGCCAGCAGGTCTTGCAGGGTGACCAGCCTTGCATCAACGAAATTGCGCAGCAGCGCCCCGGTGATGCTGGCCATGCGGTGGCTGATGCCATCGGGCTTGCCCACCAGCAACAGCCCGCACAGGCCGGCCGCCCCATGCTGGTGGAACTGCCGCACCCAGCCCTGTTCCGCCGCCGAGACATTGTTGGCCAGCGGGGTCCAGATATAGCGGCGGGGAATGCCGGCCTGCCGGGCGATCCGGTCGATATCCGCCACCAGCCTTGCATGGTGCACCCGGTCCAGAATGCCGCTGGCATAGGGGTCTTCGACCAGCCCGGTCATTCAATCTCTCCGAAGATGGCCAGAACATCGTCCAGGCTGGCCTTGGGCTCCGGCCCGTGGCCGCCGGGGGCCGGCACGGGCACGGGCACGGGTGCGGGCGGGGTGGGGATGGCCGCCGCCACCGCACTGGCCGGCCGGGGCAGGGTGGAACGGGGCCGGGGGATGGCCGGCTGCTGCTGCTGGGCGACGAAATTCACCGCCGCCTGCGCATATTTGGTGGCAAAGCCCATATCCGGCCGCATGGGCAGGTTGAAGGCCCCCATATGATCCTTGGCGAACTGGGTGAAGCCCTGCCAGTCGGTCACCAGCCGGGCCAGGGCCGCCGCCCGGTCCATCCCCGCCGGGAAACAATGGCACAGCAGCTTCAGCTGGCCGCGCTGTTTCTGGGTGAAGGGCCGCGCATATTCACCGGGGAAGGCCAGCGCATGGGCCGCCAGCCACGCCCCCTGCCAGTCATCCAGCCCGCTGGGGCGTGGGGCGGTGGCGATGGGGGCCAGGGCGGCCTTGCCCCCGTTGATCAGGGACAGCACAGGGTCTGATGGCTGCGGGGCCACCGCCCCGCCGGTTTTCTGTCTGTATTCTTTGCCGGTATTGACTGTTATTGGCGAATCCGCTGTTGCGGACGGGGGCTTGTCCGGCGCACCGGACATGTGCGGGGCCGCCGGACCCAGGCAACCCACCCCATCTTCGGTCAGGCACAGATGCGTGATCGGCTGGCCCAGAAACTTGAACCGCGCCGTATAAATCAGCCGGCGTTCCTTCAGCCGGCGCAGCGCCCGGTCATATTGGTGGCGGGTCAGGCCGGTTTCCCGCATCCATTCTTCGCGCGTTTTGGCGATCCATTTCTGGCCCGCCTTGGTGATTTTCATTTTCGGATGCCAATAGGCGATCTGGGCCAGCAGCCGGGCCACGCTGACATCATGTTCCACCAGGGGCAATATCCGCGCCAGTACCGATTTTCCCATCAACCCCTCCTTGGGTGTGACTCGATGGTTATATTAATTCCCCTGGATCGTGACCGATCCAGGGGGGGTATGCGTTCCCTCAGGCGCCGGGCCGGCGCATAATACCAGCGGCACGAAATCATGACCGATGGTCACGCTTTCGCGCCCCTCAGTCGCCGGCGCCAGCATCCGCTGGCTTGGCTACGCCGCTACCAAGCGGCGCGGCGGCGGTCGCCGCCGTACCAACGGTCATGAATTATGACCGTTGGTATAAGGCGCCCTTGGCTTGACAGCGGGCACGTGCCCGCGGGCCGGCGGTCGCCGGCCTGGATCGTGACCGATCCAGGGGGGTATGCGTTCCCTCAGGCGCCGGGCGGCTCATGCGGCTTGAATATGACCATGGCCCCAGGCGATGGGGCGTGGGGGTGGTGATCAGGATCAGGATGGCGGCCATTGCCGGGCGGCGCGGCGCAATAGGCATCCCCCTGGCGGAAGACGGCCGGTTTCAACAGCATCATGCCCCTCCTTGGGCGTCTGGTTGACGCGCGATTTGTATCCCGGAATCTCCCGCACGACAAGCGGCTTCCGCTGGGGCGGACAATCCGCTGTCCGGCGGGTCGGATATTGGGAAATATATCCTATTTTCGGGACTGTAACGGGGAAATGCCGATCAGCTGGTTTTCTTCACCATGCCCAACAGGGTGGACATTTGGCCATTCTTGTCGGTCGATCCGCGGCTGGAGCCGAATTCGAACGTATAGACCATGCCCACCAGGGTGGCGAGGTTGCCGAACATGATCATCAGCATGTCCTTGTTGGCGCCGGTGCCGGGCAGGTCCACCACGAACAGCCCGACCAGACAGCCCAGAAAGCCGGCGATGGCGGCATAGGCCAGCAGATCGGCGCGGAACTGGCCGCGCCCGCCGGGCCGCGCCCCGGCCCCGTCGCGGGCCTGGGCGGCCACCAGCTCGCTGATCAGGGCCAGCAGTTCGGCCTGCTGGCGCTGGCGCTCCTCATTCTCCAGCCGGGCCAGCAGCGGCAGCAGCGCCTGGCGCAGGGCCGCGCGCCCGGCCCCGTCCGCCGCCCGGCTTTTCAGCAGGGCGGGGTCGGCGCTGCCGAACAGGCTCTGCGCCCGCCCGGTTGCCTCGGCCAGCGCCGCCGCCCCCTCCGGCCCGTACAGGAACCGTGCCAGGGCGGGCAGGCTGTCAACAAACAGGGCGGCCAGCATTGTTACGCGGTCCCTCTATCGTCGTTTTCGATGATGATGGTGAAGCTGGCGCTGGTGCCCGGAATGGTGATGGTCAGATTTTCGTTGTTCTCGACAGTGTCGTCCCGCTTGGGACGCAGCATCAGCCGGGCTTCCTGTGGCAGATCGGGGTCCACCACGCCGGTATAGACGGTGCCGGTGTTGGCCCCCGGCAGAATATCGGAGGGCACCATGCGTTTTTCATTAAAGCCGTTATTGTACCAATGCTGCTTGGCGGCAGCCACGTTGCTGGCGCCAAAGGCGGCTTTCAGGTCACCATAGATGGCCAGGTAAAGCTGCGCCTGCTGATCCGTCATGCCATCCCTGGGCGGGCGCACCAGGGGCATAATCTCAAAATCATTGGTGCTGGCATTGTTGTTGGTGTCTGAGGAAAGTTTCCAGACAACGGGGGTGTCGGCCCCCCCCTGATTGATGGTGATTGTCAGATAGACGAAGACATTATCATCTTCTACGACCCAGACCGAGTTGTTGGGACTATCGAAGATATAGGGGTCTGTTGCCGGCAGCATCTTATGGCCGCTGATGGTGGCGCTGGTATAGCCGCCGGTGCTGCTCTGCGATGTATCGCTGATCTGGATATTGCCGGTGGTGGCGATCACCGCCCCATTATGTTTCGCCACCACCCGGAACCATTCGGTGCCTTCGGTCAGGGCGTCGGCCGCCACCTTATAGGTGAGCGTGTGATCGAAATTGCCGACCGGCTGATAGGACAGGGTTTCGCCCAGCGTCACATCCGCCGATCCGGCCGGGGTGCCGCCGCCTGTCGGGGGGGCCATTTCAAAGGTGATGGTGCGCGGTGTGGGGATATTGCGGGAATGCAGGGTGATGGTCCCTTCGTCCCCTTCCGACAGCAGGCCGGGCGCATTGCTGAAATAATAGGATTCCGAGGCCACGGAGGTGTCATTCACCACCACCGCGCTGCTCAGCCCGGCAATGTTGAAATACAGCGTCTCCTGTCCTTCGCCAAAGCTGACATCTTGCTTCAGGGTTTCGGCGTGGGTGGCAATGCCCTGGGCATCCAGGGTCAGCGTGCCGGTCAGCGTGCCGCTTTCCAGGTCATCGGCGCTGATGCCGGTGATGCTGTAATCGAAACGGGTCTGGCTGGTATTCTGCGCCTGGAAGGTCCAGGTCACGATGCCGCCTTCATTGACGCTGCTGGTATTGCTGCTCAACGTATAGCGCGGGGCGTCGCCGCCAATGCCGGTGCCGCCGCTGGGGGCGGCATACAGGGCGGCATCGATGACGGGGCTGAACAGGCCGGTGCGGGCGCCATAGGTGATAGTGTAGCCGACGGGACCATCTTCCATGGTTTCAAGGGTTTGCAGCAGGCGGCAGAACAGGGTGCTGCCGCTACGCCGGACAAAGCCGAAATATTCCCCGCTGGTGGCCTGTTTGGGGTCGTTGGGGCGCGCTCGGGCACTCAGCCTGTGATAAGGGGGGATGAAAAAGGCCGGCGTGCCCGGCAGGCTGCCGAAAACCACGCTTTGCTCATCCGTCGTTTCGGCCGGATAGCCGAAATAGGGGGAAATTTGTTTGATGGACAGGTGCGGCAGCCCGCTGTCAAAACAGATGCCCCCGCCGGGGGTGAAGACACGCAGGCCGTATCTCTCGCCGCTCCGCGCCTGCCCCTGGGTCGCAAACACATAGGCGTCGGGCAGGGGATAGGTGCCGCCAGGACTGGACCGGGCCACGATGATGGCGCTTTGGGTGTCGGGGGCGGTTTCCAGACAATACCAGGTATCATCCCCGGTTTCCGGGATGGTCCAGAAGGTCAGCGGGTCAACCTGCCCATTGGCGGCACTGCTGGTCAGGGCGTGGAACTGGAAATACCGGGTGCCGAACGGCTCGACCCTGTAGGGCTGGGGGTTGACGGCCAGGCGGCCCAGCAGGCTGGGCACGCGGAACCGTTCATCAATGACCAACTCGCTATTGGCATTGGTGATTTGCAGGCCATAGCTCATACCGCGAACACCATCAGTTTGGAGAAAACGCCCTTCCCCGGATTGAATACGCCGGCGGTCACGGTCAGCGTGGGCGGGTTCTGGCTGCTGATCTGCCAGCTATGCGAGCCGGCCACCTGTTGCAGCACCCGGATGGACCGGCCGGACAGGTTGGGCAGGCCGTCGCTGCCATTAAAGGTGAAGGTGCGGCTCTCGCCGGCGGCAACGCTGAAGCTGCCCACATACAGGGCCCCCAGATCCTCTGGTGAGATCAGCCGGGTGGTGCCATCGGCCAGATAGACGGACAGGCCCCAGCTCATGACAGTTTCCCCAGGCTGACGCGCAGAATGTTGCCGCTGTAGATCCGGATACCGTCATCGGACAGTTCCATCCGGTCCCCGCCGCTGCCGGTGAAGTTGCCGATGGTGCCGGTGACGGCGCGCAGGCTGTTGACCTGCAATTTTTCCGCTGCCACCGACCCGTTCACCAGCAGGTTGCCGTTCAGAACGGTGCCCACATTCTCCCAGCCGCTGCCATTCCAGAACCGGGTTTCGGCATATCCGGCGCTGGCGTTATAAAGGGTGGCCGTGTCCAGGAATACCTTGGCCCCGCCTGTGGCGGTGCTGATGGCGGCGTTGGCCTCGCTGTCGCTCCAGGAAGCCCCGGTAATCGTCCTGTATGTCTGGATGTTGCCACGCGCGCCTGCGGTTCCCGCCTGCCCGATAATGCGGAACGGCGTGCCGTAGGTGATGCTGCCGCTGGCAGCGGTAAACTTCTCCCTGGCCCATACGCGAGTATCGTTGATGGTGGGGAACCAGGTTGTCTGATCGGCGCTGTATTCCAGCCGGACAGAGGTGCCGTTCGCCCCGTTGGCGCCAGCCGTCCCGGTCTTGGATTTGACCACGGAGAAGCGCTTGGTCACGCGGGCAAACCCGCCCCGGTCAGCCGAGATATCCACGAAGCCGCTGTCGCCGGACAGCGCAGTGACGTCCACCGTGTTGCCCGACAGGGTGGCGTTGATGCCGCCGGGCATGGCGATGGAGAAGGTCCACAGGTTTGTGGTGTCCGTGATGCCCTGGTACACCAGCATCTGGGTGGTGCAGCCCGCGAAGGTGCCAACGGCCCCGTTAACATCGGCGGCCAGGGTGTGGGCCTCGTTGGTCAGGAAGGCGGTCAGCGCAGCAGCACCATTGGCCCCATCCGCCCCTTCGCGCAGCTTCACGATGGACAGGGTGTCGCTCTGCCCGTCCCAGTCGATCTTGACGGAGACCGCGTCGCTTTCCATCGCATCATAGGACAGGGTGCGGGTGGTGCCGCTGCCGGCCAGCGTGGCTTTGCCGGCGATGACGGTAAAGCTGGGGCTGCCATTCAGCCGCTGCCCGGCGGCGGTCAGGGTGATGATGCTGGGCGTGACATTGCCATTCTTGGCGATGCGGAAGGTCTGGCTGTCAGAGGTCAGCACCGCCAGCTTGGCATCGCTGCCTTTTGGCCCGGTCGGCCCCGTCGGCCCGGTGGCCCCCGTCTTGGATTTGTTCACGGAGAAGCGCTTGGTCAGGCGTCCAAACCCGCTGCGGTCAGCCGAGATATCCACGAAACCGCTGTCGCCGGACAGCGCAGTGACATTCACGGTATTGCCGGACACGGTGGCGCTGATCCCCGGCGACAAGGCGATGGAAAAGGTCCACAGGTTTGTGGTGTCCGTGATGCCTTGATACACCAGCATCTGGGTGGTGCAGCCTGCGAAGCTGCCAACGGCCCCCTCAACATCGGCGGCCAGGGTGTGGGCCTCGTTGGTCAGGAAGGCGGTCAGCGCAGGGGCCCCATTGGCCCCATCCGCCCCTTCGCGCAGCTTCACGATGGACAGGGTGTCGGTCTGCCCGTCCCAGTCGATTTTGACGGAGACCGCCTCGCTTTCCATCGCCTCATAGGACAGGGTGCGGGTGGTGCCGCTGCCGGCCAGCGTGGCTTTGCCGGAAATGACGGTAAAGCTTGGCGCGCCGCCCAGATTCTGCCCGGCGGCGGTCAGGGTGATGATGCTGGGCGTGACAGTGCCGTTCTTGGCGATGCGGAAGGTCTGGCTGTCCGATGTCAGCACCGCCAGCTTGGCATCGCCGCCTTTTGGCCCGGTCGGCCCCGTCTGCCCGGTGGCCCCCGTCTTGGATTTGGTCAGGGAGAAGCGCTTGTTGATGGTGGTAAAGCCGCTGCGGGTCGCGGTGATATCCACATAGCCGCTGTCCGCCGTCATGTCGGTGACGGTGATTTCACCATTCGCCATGGTGGCGGTGGCGCCGGTGCTGCCGCTGATGCTGATCGTCCAGCTGGCCGTGACATCGGTTGTGCCCTGGAACACCAGCATCCGGGTGCTGGCCCCGGCATAGGAACCCACCACCCCGCTGGGGCTGGCCGCCAGGGTGTGCGCCTCGTTGGTCAGAATGGCGGTGATGGCGTCGGCGCCATTGGCGCCGTCGGCCCCTTCGCGCAGCTTCACGATGGACAGGGTGTCGGTCTGCCCATCCCAGTCGATCTTGATGGAGACCGCATCGGTTTCCATCTTGTCATAGGACAGGGTGCGGGTGGTGTCGCTGCCGGTCAGCGTGACTTTGCCGGAAATGACGGTGAAGCTGGGGCTGCCATTCAGCCGCTGCCCGGTGGCGGTCAGGGTGATGGCGCTGGGCGTGACATTGCCATTCTTGGCGATGCGGAATGTCTGGCTGTCTGATGTCAGCACCGCCAGCTTGGCATCGCTGCCGGCCGGCCCGGTGGCGCCTGTCGGCCCGGTTGGCCCGGTGGCCCCCGTCTTGGATTTGGTCAGGGAGAAACGTTTGCTGATGGCGGTATAGCCGCTACGGGTCGCGGTGACGTCAACATAGCCATCGTCAACACTCATGCTGGTGACGCTGACGGTGCCATTGGCCATGCTGGCGACGATGCCCGTGCTTGTCCCGCCGATGCTGATATTCCAGGCGCTGGTCACATCGGTGGTGCCCTGGAACACCAGCATCCGGGTGCTGGCCCCGGCATAGGAACCCACCACCCCGCTGGGGCTGGCCGCCAGGGTGTGCGCCTCGTTGGTCAGAATGGCGGTGATGGCATCGGCACCATTGGCCCCGTCGGCCCCTTCGCGCAGCTTCACGATGGACAGGGTGTCGGTCTGCCCGTCCCAGTCAAGCTTGATGGAGACCGCATCGGTTTCCATCTTGTCATAGGACAGGGTGCGGGTGGTGTCGCTGCCGGTCAGCGTGACTTTGCCGGAAATGACGGTGAAGCTGGGGCTGCCATTCAGCCGCTGCCCGGTGGCGGTCAGGGTGATGGCGCTGGGCGTGACATTGCCATTCTTGTCGATGCGGAATGTCTGGCTGTTCGATGTCAGCACCGCCAGCTTGGCATCGCTGCCGGCCGGCCCGGTGGCGCCTGTGCGCACCTTGGTCAGGTTGAAACGGCGGGTGATGCTGGCGCCCTTGCCGTCGGTGGCGGTGATGTCGATATGGCCGGCATCGGCCGTCAGGGCGGTGACAACGAACCGCTGTTTGGCGGGCTGGGTGAAGGTGCAATTGCTGGCGCTGCCGGTGAAGCTCCAGGCGTCGGTCACGTCGCTGGTGCCCTGGAACACGGTGACCAGGGTTTCGGCCCCGTTCAGGCTGGTCACCGTGCCATTGGCATCGGCCGGCACGGCCTGCGCCTCGTTGCTCAGCAGCACATTGATCGTGTTCACCCCGTCCTTCAACTTGGCGACGGTGATGCTGTCCTGATAGGTCTGGCCATTCAGGCTGTAACTGGCCTGGATGGTGGCCGTGTCGCTGGTCAGGTTGGCGGCATCCAGGCGGCGGTTATTGCCCAGGCTGGTCAGCGTGGCGTTGCCGGCGATCACCTGCCAGGTCAGGGTGCCGCCGGTCATGCCGCGCGGGTTGGCGGTGAAATCGATGCTGGCCGGGCTGGCCGTGCCGTTGGCGGCCAGCTTGAACACCTGTGACGAGGCGGTCAGATCCAGCAGGCCGACATCGCGGGCGGTGAAGCTGAATTCCGGGGAATAGCCCATGCCCGTGCGGCCGAAACTGTCATACAGGCCCAGCCGCCCATAATAGGTGACGCCGCCATTGACGCTGGCCGTCAGCGGCAGCTGCGGCCCGTCGGCCGCCAGCGTGCCGGGGCCCGGACTGAAGCCCTTGCTGGTGGACAGGTGCAGCTCTGCCCCCGCCACATCCGGGTCGGTGCTGGTATAGAGCAGCGATACCAGCCCCAGGCCGGGCGTGACGGTGGGGTTCACCGGGGCCGGCACCGGATTGTCGAAAATCTCTGCCGTGCTGGTTTCGCTGATCCGGCCGAACGTGTCGCGGGCGAAGACCAGCACCTTCAGCCGGCGCAGCGGCGCGCCGCCGGCATCATTGCGGTTATCATCGTAATAATAGGTCACGCCCGTGCGGGCGCTTTCCATCTCTTCCACCACCCAGGTGCGCAACAGGGCATTATCCAGCGGGTTGCGCACCTCCACCACATAACCGGCCTGCACCAGGCCGGGCGCCATGCCGGCATTGTCGGGGTGGGGATCGAAGGTGAACACCAGATCGCGGCCGGTAAAGGCATTGCCGCCGCCCGCCACCGTCAGGTTCAGGGGCGGCTTCAGGTCCGATTTGGCGCTGCTGTCCAGCACATAGGGGTTGCTGCGGGTGACCGGGCCGGCCAGATCGAAAATGGAAACGGCCCAGACATGGAAGACCCATGATCCGTCCACCGCATCTTCGATGATGTAATTCTGGCCATAGACCTGGATCGGCTCTGACAGGCCGGCGCTGGAACGGTCATATTGCACGAAATAATGGCTGACCATGCCGCGCGCCGGCTTGTCCCAGGACAGGCTCAGCCGCTTGTTGGTGCCCCCCGGCGTGCGGGAGCTTTCCTCGCTGATGGTCAGGTTGCCGACGCCGCCAATGCCCTTGTCAATGCGCTGATAGGGGCTGGGTTCCAGCTTCAGGTTCTGTTCGACGCGGGCGAATTTGGTCGGATCGTGGAAAAGGGCGGTGACCTGGAACAGGCCCGGATTATCCTCTTCCTCCTTCACCGTCAGCACGCGGAACTGGCGCGGGGCAATGTCGGTGCCGGTGATCACGAACATGGCGCCGGTGATGGGCGCAACCGGCAGCGCCTCGGCCCAGGTGATCAGCGTATGGGTGCCGGGCCCATTGGTGATGACGCGTTCCGCCACCTGATTATCCGGCAGCACCATGGAGATGCGATAGGTGTGGTTCGCCGCCAGGGTGATGGGGGCATCCAGGGTGGCGCTGCTGGCATCCACCGCCACCAGCCGGCCGCCCATGCGCACGCCGGCAAATTTCGGGTCGGCCACGGCGATGATATCGCCGGGCATCACATCGGCATGGTCCATGCCGGCGGTGTAATTCACCGTCTGGGTGGCGGTGATGCCGGTATCCAGATGCCATTTGCCGAACCGGTGCGCCTGGCCCCGGCTGGTGCAGCCGGGCGCGGTGATGGAGGTTTCCTGAATGCCATAACGGGCAATATGTTCGGGATCGGCCTCCACCGGTTCCACCGCCGGGCGGCACATGTCGGTGGGGTCGTTCCAGGTGACATAGGCCACGGTATAGCGCTGGCTGCGCGGCGTGCCGGCATAGGTGAAACGGCCATTGATGACATTGGCGGCGGTGACCAGCTTCACCGGGTCTTTGGGCTGGTCGCAGACGGCCGTGACGGCACCCGACGCCCAATAGGAAATGCCCTGGAAGCAGGAAGCGACAAACTGCACCACGCGCAGCGCCTCTTCCCGGTTCTTGATCACGCCATTGAAACGGAAACGCGGTTCCTGGCCGCCAAAACCATCGGGCACCAGCTGGTCGCAATATTGGCCGATCTGGTACAGCGCCCATTTATCAACCTGTTCAGGGTTGATGGTGTCGCCCATGCCATAGCGGTCATTGACCAGCAGATCATACATGATCCAGGCCGGATTGCTGGTCCAGGCCCGCTTGAACGTGCCGTCCCAGATGCCGGTATAGGTGCGGGTCTGCGGGTCATAATTGACCGGCACCTGCACCTTGATGCCATAAATATGATAGGCGCGCGTGGGGATGCCGCTGCCGAACTGTTCAGCATTGATCGTATGGGCAACCAGGGCCGTGTCGGGATAGCTGAATTTGCCATCCGTCAGCTCTGTATATTGCGCCACGGTCATCTGGTTGTTCAGGGTGGCGCGGGTGCTGTCATCGGTCAGGCGGCGCACCCGGAACTGCCAGCCGGCGGTCACGCCCGCCGGCCGTTCCACCCGGAAGCTTTCCTGATAGGGGCTGGTATTCTTGCCGGAGATGGTGGCGGTCAGCGCCTCTTTATAGATCCCGCCAATCGGGGCCACATCGATGGCAATCTGCACCGATGAGCCGTTCAGATCGCCCGTCTTCTCGTTCAGGTCCGTCATGGTGGCAAAGGCCAGCGTCACCCGCACCGCATTGACCGACGGTGAATTGATGGTGGCCGTATAGGGGCCGGGCTGTGGCCCCTTGGTCACCACCCGGCTGCCCACGCCGACGGGGTTTTCCGCCGCCGGGAAGCCGGGGATGAAATCCTGATCCGGCAGGCCATAGCGCAGCACCGTTTCCACGCCCTGGAAATTGCTGGAATCATCCTTGTTTTCCAGCGGCGTATCATCAAAGAAGATGGATTTCTTCCCGTTCACCAGCCCGGCAATCTCCCCTTCGGAGATGACGTCGATGACGCGGGCCACGGCCTTGGCCCGCAGGGTGTTGGGGGCTTCAATGGGCGTCTTGCCCTTCTTGCTGCCGGAACCCTGGATCGTTGCGCGCATGGCTGGCCTCATCAACGGGCGTCGTAACCGTTCCAGCCGTCACCCGGCAGAACGATGTCACTGTCAAAGGTGCGGATGCTTTCACTGTCGATCCCCTGGGAAACGACGGTGCTGTCGGTGATGAATTCGCCATAGACCAGGGGAACGGCACCACCCTGGGTCGAGACATTGCCCGGCCCGTTGAACAGAAAGCTTTCGTTGCGGTCGCGCGCCTGGGCAACCTTGGGGGTCGGCGCCAGCATCTGCGACACCCCGCCCAGGGCCATCATGCCGCCCATCACGGCAATCTGGCCATAGCTGATACCCAGAAGGGCGGTGGAACCCCAACTGGTGGCGGTGGTCACCCCGACCATGGTGGCCTCGCCGCCCACCATGGCGGCCGTGCCGCCGGTCATGATGGCGGGGGCCGCCCACCAGGCGGCGGCGATCAGCGCCACGCCCAGAATGACCTTGCCGGCGCCCCGGCCGCCGCCGGCCAGCGCCGGCACGATGTGCAGTTCATTGCACCGGCCCAGCCCCAGCCCCAGCAGTTCGCTGTCCACTTCCAAGCCGGTATCCATATCGCCGGCAACAATCTGATAGGCGCCATCGCGCACCGTCGGCCAGAAGCCGGGCAGGTTGGCCCCCAGCGCGCGGAAGGCTTCCAGCGGCGTGTGGATATCCAGGGTGAAGGGGCCGCCATAGCTGTCTGCCAGCGCCCCGTGAAGAATGACCGTTTTCATCCTGCGTACCTCAAGGCCTTTTTCACATAGCGCATCCAGGGATAGATCGATTCCCGGCGGGACAGCCGTTCCTGAAGGTGGTGAAAGATCAACCCGCCCTCCAGATAGATCCCGCCATGGTTCAAACAGGGCGCCCGCACCTGGCCCAGCACCACATCGCCATGCGCCAGATCCTGCAACGGCACCTCCACAAAGCCGGCTTGCGGGAAGCCGGTCTCGTACAGGTTGCCGCCATCTGCCCACCATTCATGGTCGCGCGGGAAATCCGGCAGCCGGATGCGCCGTTCCTGCCAGTACCATTTGCGGATGGCGCTGTAACAATCCTGCACCCCGTGGATGAATTCAGCCCCGATCAGCGGTTCATCCAGCCGGAAATCCCCCCACCAGAGCAGCGATGAAACCTGTTCGCCATCGGTGCTGACCAGGCCCCAGGGCACGGCGCTGGCCATTTGCTGGCGCATGTCCTGGGCGCTGGGCACCGGGTGGTGCCGGCCAGCAATATGGCTGTGGACAACCGCTTCCACCGGCCCATGCCGCAGCTGGTCTGCGGGGGCCATGGCGAATTGATCTTCCGGTTCCGGGTGGATATTGGGCACCGGCACAAAGCTGCCGCCGGTGATGATGCCGCAGGCTTCCTGGGGATAACAGGCCAGCACATGGGCGTTGAAACGGTCGATCTCGGCGCGGGCGAGCGTGCACGGGTCAAACATACGGGCCTCCTGTGCGCCGTATGTTATACGAACACGCCGGGGTGGTCACGCCTTAATGCGGGCCACGCCGGGGAAGGCGCGGGTGGGCAGCACGGCGTCATCACCGAACCGCCGCTTGCAGCAGGTGGTCAATTGTTTGCTGGGCCGGTCTTCGGCCGGGTTGCTGGTGGGCGTGCCGTCATAGGTGAAATATTTGTTGCCGGCATAGGGGCAGCTCGCCTTGCTGTTATCAAAGCTGCCGGCCTGGGCGTCCCAGCGGCGGTATGTGTGGGTGCAGGTATCGCGGAACACCTGGCGCGCCGGCAGCATCCGGCTTTGATAGCTGACGCTGGGCGACAATTCCCATTCGATGGTCACGCCATCGGATACCACCTTGCGTTCGACATAATAAATGTCGGGCATCAGCACAGCATGGGGGTCGGCCTGCGCCCCGCCATCCAGAAAATGGGCAAAGGTGCGCAGGCGGGTCAGCCGGGCGCCGATCAGATCATCATAATCATTCACCAGCGCATTGAAGACGGTGTTGATCAGGGAAACCGTCAGGCGCGGGGTTGGCACCGATCCCTGGCCGGAATATTCAAAACCCGATGCCTGGATCGCCACCGGCGGGAATTCATATCCCCGGAATTTGACGGGGGCGGTTTCCTCGCTGTCGGCGCAGAACCGTTCCACGCCCAGCCCGAAGACGCCCATATCCAATTCATACAGGTGGACGCGGCGACCGGGGGTCAGCCGCTGGCTGTCGGCGCGCAGGGCGGGCGGCACCTGATGGCGCGGCTGCTTGTCATGGTACGGGTCGGTGGCGTGGGTCTGGTCGGTCATAGGTCGAACACCTTGGTCAGGCTGGCATTGATGTTCCACAGGCCGGGCGTTTCCAGCGTGCGCGTCCATTGCGCGATCATCCAGCGCACGGCCCCTGTGGTGCCGGGCAGGGTATAGGTGAAGGCGCTGCCATCGCTGCGGGCCTTGAAGAAGCCCTCGATGGCGTCGGCCTCCACGGCCGTCAGCGCGCTCCAGGAAAGGCTGGTGCTTTGCTGAAGGTTGTTGATGCCGTCGGCGATGCGCTGGCTATAGCCGTCACCGAACTGCGCCACCGACAGGCGGATGGTGTTTTCGACAGAAAAGCCGACATTGGGCGGCTGGGGCGGCGCGAAGACGGTCATGGGTCTGCCTCAGAATGCGCGGTTGAAGGTGCCCCCGTAGCGGGACTCCTTGGTGACCAGGTCATAGAAACGGGCATCCACCGCATCGCGGACGGATTTGCCCACCATGCGGGCATAGGCTTCATCATCGGTGCGGTTGCCGCTGCTGCCCTGCACGGTGATCGGCATGTTCACCACCATGCCGCCACCACCGCCGGCGCCGCCATGGCGGGTGGTTTCCACGCCCAGGCGGCCATTGGCCAGGCGGCGCAGCGGCATGATGGCTTCCGGCCCCGCCTCGCCCATCAGGCCGACCCCGCCCTTCATCGGGAAATAGGTCGGGCCGCCCACCACGCCGCCGCTGGCAAAGGCGGTGACCGGCGTGCCCCCGTCAAACGCGGCGCCATTGGCCGCGAACAGGGTGGGCAGCAGGGTGCCGCCATTCAGCCCCATCGCGTTCAGCAGCGGGTTGATGATGGCCATTTGCATGGCCGCCTTGACGATGGAGTCGAACACGCTGAGCGCCACATTCTTCAGGCCCTGCAAGGCGTTTTCCCCCTTCATCAGGGAATTGACCAGCGTATCACCGACGCTGTTCATGCCATTTTGGAAAATACCTTCGAAGGTGGAGAGAACCTTCTGGGAATTTTCATAGGCCGCCGTTGTCTCTTCAAAGGCCTGGCGCTTTTTCTTGAAGTCCTCGATGATGTCTTCCAGGGTTTTGCCTTCCTGGCGGTAACCCTTGTCCCAGGCGGCCTGAAGCTCCAGCCGGAATTTGTCCAGCTCGGCATCCTGTTTTTTCTTCTTGGTATATTCTTCCAGGGCCTTGCGGCCCTCCTTCATGGCGTGTGTCTGCTCATCCAGGTCACTGCCCTGGCGCAGCACCGTGTCGCCTTCCTTGTTGACGGCGGTTTGGGCCTTGGCATAGGCCTTGTCCTTGGCGTCAATATAGCGGGTCTGCAATTCCAGATTGGCCTGGAATTCCTTCGATCCGGCCGGCAGCGCATTCAGACTTGTTTCCAGCGCCAGCAGGGTCCGCAGGAACGGCTCAACTGCCTTTTCGGCATCGGTCAGATTGTTCAGGCTGGCGGCGTCCAGATCATCCTGCGCCTTTTTCAGGATGGCCTGCGCGTCTTTCAATGCCTGATCATCAGCCGACGGTTTGGCCGTCTGCGGGCCCGATTTGGGCTTGTTACCCGCCTTGTTTTCCGCAGGTGGCGTAATGCCCGGCTTGGCACCTTCCAGCATGGCGATGTGGCCGCGCAGGTTGGAGATTTCAGCCATCTCCTTATCCATGCCCCGCCCGGCGGCGACATTGCGGATGGCCAGCGTGGCATAGCGCGCCTGGGCGCCATGCACCGTATCGACACCTTCGCCCATTCTGGCGGTGGGGATGTTGGAGATTGTGGGCTTCGGGTTGTTCTTCTGGGCTTCCACCTGGGCCCGGAAGCCCGCCGCCCATTGCTTTCCGGCTTTCCCCTCCAGAGACTCCATCTCGCGCTGGGCTTGAATGCTGTCATTATATTTGGCGGCATAGGCCTGCTCGCGCTCGGCCAGCGCGGCGCGCATGGTCGCGGCAGCCAGATCCTTTTTCGCCTGCGTGACACCCTTCAGCGTGCCGGTGAGGGGGTCATAGGTGTTGGCGACAAGGTCTTGCGCCTCTTTCAACGCCTTTTCGGACTTTTCCGCCTCACCCACCTCCATACGATAGGTAAGATAGGCGCCGGCCACCAGACCGATGGCGCCGATTACCAAACCGATCGGGTTGGCGGCAGCGATGGCATTGAAGGTGCCCATGACACCTGTGGCCAGACGAATACCGCTGACCAAATTGGCGAAGCCGGTCAGAACCTGTGCGCCAAACAGGGCGGTAAGGCCGCCCAGCACCACAGGAAGATGCTCGGCGATCACTTGCAGGCCTTCATGGGCCAGCTCGGTCGCTTGCGTCAGCAGATAACCCAGGCTTTCGGCCAGAACGTCGGAACTGCCCGCTGTGTCAGAGAACCAGTTGGCCAGATTGCTGACGGCGTCAGCCAGTCCGGCGCCGCCAATCTTGTCCAGGAAGATTGCTACATTGGTGCCCAGCCGTTTCAGGGCACCATCCAGGGTCTGTGTCTGTTGCCCTATGCCACCGGCAAAATTGGTCTGCCCGATATTCTGCAGGGCGGCCACCACCGCCTTGCTGTTGTTCGCCACCGTGGTGGATATGCCATTATAGCTCAGGGTGACCTTGTCGCCCTGTTGGGTGGCCTTGATGCCGAAATCCTTTAATCCGTCAAAGTTGGATTTGGCGGCATCAGCGACGGCGCCGACATATTTTTCCAGGGTCGTGCCCATGGCGGCAGCGGTGTCGCCATAGATTTTCAGGCTGTTGGCACCGGCATCCAGCCCGCTGGATTTCAGCTTGACGAAGCTTTTCGTCACGTCATCCACGGTGAATGACGAGTCAGCGGCAAATTTTTTCAGCCGGGTGAACTCATCACTGGCCAGGGCTGTGGACCAGATGACCGGTGACAGGGATTTCTGCATCCGCTCGAAGCTGACGCTGGTATCCAGCACGTTCTTGACCATGCCGCGCAGGTCCAGCTTGGCCACGGCGCTGGAAAAGGCCTGCAACCCCTTCTCGGCAATCTTTATGGTGGCGGCTAGGCCTTTGACCTTGTCGTCGGCGCCGTCGGCCTGTTTGCCCATTTTTTCCAGCTGCTGGCCAATGGCCTTCAGGGCGGCGACGGTATCATCCATGAACTGCTGGGTGAAAGCCTGCCCGGCATTGCTCGTGCTCATCAGCCGCCCCTTCTTGTCGTCATCTCGGCTTCGGCATCGGCCTGGGCCATGTCAATTATCTGCATCAGATCGCAATACACAGCGGGCTGGTCGATCCAGCTTCCGCTCTCGATAAGGTGGCCTTTGGTGAACCAGCGATAGGCTGTGAATACCGCCGCCAGGGCCTCCGGCTGGTCCAGAAGCGGGCGCTTTGGGCAGCGCCGCGCTTCCTCGCCATCAAACTTTATCGGGATCAGCGCATCAGCAGCGCAACCCCATTGCGCCTTCCGCAGATCGGTGCAGGTGGCGCAGTCACGCTGCGGTAGCAGGCTGATCGCCAGCACCACCCGACGGAGAGACCTGGTCGGTCCTTGTCACCGTGTTGAAATCGCGGATGGCATTGGCCAGTTCCATCCGCAGGTCACCGGGCACGGCCGTCAGGCAGGCATCGGTGGGCACTTTGGTGCGGATATTGCCGTCCAGCTCCTCGCGGGTTTCAAAGGCCAGCGGCTGGCCCGTGCCGGCATCCAGCAGGTTTTCCCAGCCCTTCAGGCCCCAGCGCAGCATTTCCAGGCAGGTGGCATGGGCGCTGAAATCCATCTTCAGCTGGCCGCCGCCGGGCATTCCTTCGAACCGGGTCGCCTTGTCATTGATGCGCGCCAGAATGCGCGCCGGGATGACGCCCAGCACAAAGCGGGTGGCCGCCGGCGTGCCCTTGTCGGGGTCGCTGTCGGATTCATGGATCCGGGTGCTGTCCATGCGTAATGCGGTAATGGCCATCGTTCTGCCTTTTCTGCTGTCGACGGTGGGGGTCTGTGTGGGTGGGTGGTTTCAGGCCTTGTCGGCCAGCATCCGGGTGACCACGGCGCCCGGATGCTGATCGGCCAGCCGGTTGGCGCTGCCTTGCGACAGTTTCACGCCAACCACCTGGCGGCATTCACCGGCCGCGGGCTCGCCGGCCGTTGCTTCAGGAGCAGGGGTCGGGGCGGGCGCCTCGACGAGGTAAACCTTGATCTGGATGCCCGCCATTGTGCCCCCCTGCCGGTCCCTTTGCTGCTGGCCCACGCTGGTGGGGCTGCAATCAGCCCCGCCAGCGTGGGCGGTTGCCAAGGGTCAAACCCTCGGCGGCCTGGTATCACTTCAGGGTGATTTTCAGTTCGTCATTGCCGGTGTTGCGGTTCAACACGCAGCTGACCTGATAGGCGCGGATGGTGTTGCGGTTCTGGTAACCCAGGGCGGTGTACTGCACCTTCGGGGCATCGAACTGCACGGAATTGCCCGCACCGCCATTGATCAGCGCCGTCATGGCCACTTCGGTGCCGCCGGACATGCTGGCCCAGAACGGGTGCGTGGCTTCCAGCACCATTTCCGGGTCAAAGCCCATGGTCGGCGCACGGGCAGAGATGAACAGGCCCTGGAAACCAGCCGCCGCATTCACATTGTCGCGCTGGGCAACCGTGTTGGCCATGGCCAGGCTGAACTTGCTGATCACCAGCCCGGTATTGCCCGCCACGCTGAAACCGGCATTTTCGATGATCGGCGGATCGATCGACTGTTCAGACGGGGAAACCGTGGGGAAGGCGGCCGGCGTCGGATCGGCATAATTACCGGTGAAGGTAAAGGTGAAATGGCCCAGGCCACCCGCCGTGCCTTCGAACGACCAGTCACCCTGACAGCCCGTCAGCTTGTGCAGCAGGCCGTCATAATAGACATACAGGGTCGCCGTCGTCTGGTTGACGGTGGCGGGGGTATATTCGATGCGGCGCGGGGTGTTGACGATGGTTTCCGCCATGCCGCAGGCACGCAGCAGGCGGCCCAGCATCGGCACCGTATTGGCAAAGGCGGTGGCGCCATTGCCGCGCGCTTCATGCTTGAAGGTCACCTTGGCCAGCTTGCGGCCCGGACGCTTCTTGAAGTTCGACAGGTCCAGCGACGACATCGGCCGTTCGATGAAGGTGATGTCGGCGCTGAACTGCGGATCATCAACCAGCAACAGGTCGGCATCGGTGGGGTTGGCATCAACACCCGGCGTGGTTTCAATCTTGAACGCGGCAAGGGCGCGATCATAAAGGATGGGCATCTGCGATTACTCCTTGGACAGGACGCGACGGCCATCCGGCAGCAGCGTGTAACTGCCCCCGTGACCGGCCTTGAAAAGTTCGTCACCCGCCAGCAGCGCGTCGGCTGCGGGCGGCGGTGCCTCGGCGGCTGGCGCCACCGCCGGGGTCTTGGTCTTGACTGCCATGGCAAATCTCCGGGTGCTGTGACATGAATTTTATACCAGCACAGCAAGGCGCTCGCAAGATGGCGCTGCGTGTATGGGGGAACGCAAAATCTCCCAGGATCGCTCACGATCCAGGCCGGCGGTCGCCGGCCCGCGCCCGCGTGGGCGCGTAAGCCAAGGCGGCGGATGCCGCCGCCCGGCGCCTGAGGGAACAAAAACCTCCCTGCATTGCTCACGATCCAGGCCGGCGACCGCCGGCCCGGCGCTTGGTAGCGCCGTAAGCCAAGCCCGCGGATGCGGGCGCCCGGCGCCTGAGGGAACAAAAACCTCCCTGCATTGCTCACGATCCAGGCCGGCGACCGCCGGCCCGGCACCGCGTGGTGCCGTAAGCCAAGCCCGCGGATGCGGGCGCCCGGCGCCTGAGGGAACAAAAACCTCCCTGCATTGCTCACGATCCAGGCCGGCGACCGCCGGCCCGGCACCGCGTGGTGCCGTAAGCCAAGCCCGCGGATGCGGGCGCCCGGCGCCTGAGGGAACAAAAACCTCCCTGCATTGCTCACGATCCAGGCCGGCGACCGCCGGCCCGGCACCGCGTGGTGCCGTAAGCCAAGCCCGCGGATGCGGGCGCCCGGCGCCTGAGGGAACAAAAACCTCCCTGGATCGGTCACGATCCAGGGAGACTAAACCCTATCCCAGGCGCGGATCGTGCTTGGCGTGCCGGTACAGAATGTCCAGCAACAGGGTGCCGGAACCATAGCCGGTGAAACGACCGGTGCTGTCGATCTCGTTTCCGGCCTCAGTGCAGTTGATTGCAACGCCGCCCAGGGTGAAATCACTGCGGAAGGCGCGCTGAATGTCACCCAGCACGGCGTTCATCCGGTCGGCCCGCTGGTCGCCGGTGCCATACATGACATGGAATTCCACATTCACCCGCAGGGTGCACTGATCATGGTTGACCAGGCGCAGCTTGGTTTCCGTCTTGTCCAGCACGGCGGCAACGGCCGCCTTGCCCTTCACCAGCCCATCATCCAGCACTTCACGATAGATTTTGGTGAAGCTGATGCCATAGGGATCATCGGCGGGCTGCCCGGCCTGAAGCCGTTCCAGAACGGCCTGCACGGCCTTGATGATACGCTGGCGTTTGGTTTCCATCACGGGGGCTTCCCTGAAAGGCGGATGTTATACCAATCTTCCTGGGTCGTGACCGATCCAGGAAGATTTCGCGTTCCCTCAGACGCCGGGCGCTGCCTCCGGCAGCTTGGCTTCACGGCGCTACCAAGCGCCGGGCCGGCGGTCGCCGGCCTCTCTTCCTGGGTCGTGACCGATCCAGGAAGATTTCGCGTTCCCTCAGACGCCGGGCGCCCGCCTTAACGGATCGGCCGCAGGGCAGAGGGGCGATAGCGCAGCTGGCCGGCCAGGATGTCCTGAAGCTGCTGCGCCATCAGCTTGTAATCCACGGCCCGGTCATGATCGCGGAACAGCGGATGGTTTTGCAGGCTGAGCGTGACATGCAGCCGGGCCGCATCGGCCAGCCAGCCGGGCAGCAGATCGGGATCGGCATAGACATCATCCAGCGTGTCAATGCCGGCCGCATAGGTGACCCGCACAAACCGGTGCTGCACGGCCCCATCCAGCAGGGTCAGCAAGCCCTTGTCATAGTTCAGGGATTGATAGGCATTGGCCACCGGCTGCGGGCTGGTGAACAGCAGGTCGTCCGACCATTCCACCAGCACCGGCTTGTCCGGCCGCAGCAGCCCGCGTGACAGGCATAGTTCCACCTGGGCCAGCCGGCCCTGGGTGAACAGGCGATCGATGTAGAAAATGTCCTGCTGCTGCGGGCTGAACGCAAACGGGGTGCGCAGCTCGGTGGCAAGGCGGGAACTGGCGGTATCCAGGGCGGTGCCGATGGCATCGTTGAACGGCTTGGCATCGTCCACGCCCAGGGCGGCGCGAATGGTCTGTGGCGTCAGCAGGCGCATATCCAACCCTGTCAGATGAAATGATGGTGGCCGATATGCCCCCGGACAGGCCGCATATCCATGACACCCATGCCAGCAGGCTATCGTATATCTATTATACCATCAAGTGCAATTAACTGCACTGAAGGGGCCGCCAGCCCCTGCCGGCGGGCGGGCGTGCGCGCTGACAGCGTTTGAATTTTGCGGAAATCGGCGTAGAATCCGGCCGAACGCCGCCTGTTGCTTGTGCATAGGGTATGGCGGGCGGGCGTTTGGTGAATGGGTTTTCGGTGGGGTGCGATGGCCGACCAACTGCAAAGCGGTCAGATAAAGCTGAGGGTGCATGGCGCGCCGGACACGAACAGCCGTGTCCGCGCCGCTGTTTTCGCACGCCAGCTTGCCGCCCTGGTCAAGGCGCTGGAAACGGCGGACAGAATCGCCAATGGCGGTATGCGGTTTGATTATGTTATCGCCGAACTGAAGAATGAAAGCGCATCGGCCACCCTGACGGAAGTGGTGATGTCCAAGCGCCCCCGCCAGAAATCAGGCGCGGATGTTCTGGGGGCGACAATCGCCGGGATCGGCGATCTTGATCGCGCCGTGCTTGAACAATATGGCGCCTGCCTGCCCCATATTGCCGCCATCGCGCGCGGTGTGGCAGAAGAATTTTCCCATACGGACCTCAGCATCGGGGGGTTTAAGCCCTTCCGGGTCGATGATTTCTTTCTGAAGCAGGTGGTCCGGGCGCAGACCATCGCCACCCCGAAGCCGCAGCGCCTGTATCGCGGCGTCGCCATCGGCACGTTCGATGGCACGATCAAGGAAGTGGATCTGCGCGGCGATACCCCCCGCCTGAAGCTGATTCTGCGCGCCGGCGGCCGGGAGATTGACTGCGTTTATGTTGGGGCCACGTCAGAGCAGATCCGGGAGATTCTGGACCGCCGCGTCAGCGTGGAAGGCCGCGCCCATTATAATGGGACAAGCGGCCTGCCGGAACGTATCGAAATTCTGCACTATAAGGAAGTGAAGCCGCGTCCCGATATGCTGCGCTGGCAGGGGCGTTTCAATAATCTTATTGCTGCTGATTGGGATGGCGCCGCCTGATGCCTGATTTACGCAAAGCACTATTCTGGGATTCTTGCGTATTTTATCGATATCTGACCCAGACGCCGCCTGAATATGTGGCCGACATCGTGCAATATATCCGGGATGCCCAGGCCGGCCAGATCGATATTCTGTTTTCAACGATCACCCTGGCGGAGATACGGCCAAGCGCCTTGCGGCAACGCGGCTTTGACCATATCGATGATTTTTTCGATGATGTCAGCGGGGTCTTTCTGCCGATCGGCCCCACGCCAGAGATCATGAAGCGGGCCGCCATTTTGAAAGACCGGCGATATCGCCACGCCCGCAAAGACCCCAGACATATCGGCACGCCCGATGCCATCCAGTTGCTGACCTGTCTTCATGCCGCAGAAGACCTTGGATATGAAGAGGTGGTTTTCCACACCTTCGATAATGGCGGGGGAAAGGGCTGGGAAGGAAAGTGCGTGCCGCTGCTGTCGTTTGAGGAATGGACGGCCGGCTGTGAGGATGAACCGCTGGTCGGGAAAGTGGCGGCCATGACACGCAGCCTCCCGCTATATCCTCAACCCCTGTTGCCGGATATGGTTTAACATCAAGGGGCATGGGACATGCCCCTTGAAGGCCGGCGACTGCCGGCCCGCGCCCCCATGGGCGCGTAAGCCAAGGGCGCGGATGCGCCCGCCCGGCGTCTGAGGGAACGTATAAGGGGCATGGGACATGCCCTTTGAAGGCCGGCGACTGCCGGCCCGCGCCCCCATGGGCGCGTAAGCCAAGGGCGCGGATGCGCCCGCCCGGCGTCTGAGGGAACGTATAAGGGGCATGGGACATGCCCCTTGAAGGCCGGCGACCGGGCAAAACAAAGCCCGGCGGGGCGAACCCGGCCGGGCTTTGAAAAAGGGGGGAAACGGGGCGAGGAAACGAGAGACCCGGTTCCCCCCTTTTTGGGCCTGCGGATGCGCCGTCACGGGGTCTGACGTGGTGCGCATCGGCGGCGGGCCGGCCCGAAGGCCGGCCGTCAGATCGCCGGGCGGCAGTCACCGGCGATCTGGTTCAGGCTTCTGCCGGCTTTTCCAGCAGATAATCCAGGGTCAGATAATCCTGTACCGACAGCACGGTCACGCTGGCCAGGTCTTCTTCTGACAGCAGGCTCAGATGGGCGTCCAGGTCAATATTCACCAGTTCCAGCATCTTGGCCGCATAGGTCTGCGGGTCTTTCAGGCTGATGTTGGTCTTGGCTTCATCACTGAAAACGAAATCGCCCTTTTCATCCAGCTCGGCCGTATCGGTCAGGATGGCGCGTTCCTGCTGCTGAAGCGTTTCGATATGGGCGCCCAGTTCGCGCAGGTTGCGCGCCATCTTGAAGCCCAGGCGCGGCGAGGCCTTGGGCTGATTGCGCAGCTTTTCCAGCGCCGGCAGGGAGGCGCGGAGGTCAGCGACCTTCAACGTGACAACAGACATGGAAGCATCCTTTCAGGGTTGCTGTGAAAGCGGTGCCGGCGGCGGCTGCCGGGCCGGGAAACCGATGGCTGCACGATTCGACGGTATAATACATAAGCACATTTACACAGTCGAGAGACTTTTCACCCGGCGCCTGAGGGAGCCATATAATACCAGGCCGGCGACCGCCGGCCCGCCGCTTGGTAGCGGCGTAAGCCAAGCTGCCGGAGGCAGCGCCCGGCGCCTGAGGGAACAAAAATCTCCCTGGATCGGTCACGATCCAGGGAGATTGGTACAAGGCGTCATCAGGAAATGGCGGCCCTGTCGGTGACGCGCCGCCAGGCGGCCCCATCCCAGAAGGCGGGCACCGCGCCGCCGGCATCATCGGTGACGCAGATCATCTCCCACAGGTCGGTTGCCGTGGGCAGGGCTGCCTTGGCATAGGGCCGCAGCACCAGATGGCCCCTGGGGTTGAAGACCTTGACCGTGTTTCCGGCCAGGGCGATGGCCCCATCCGCCCGGATGCGCATCCGTTCGGCCATGGCGGTGCCGGTGCTGGACGCGAAGGAAAGTGCGGTGGGGCGGGATGTGCTGGTCCAGGTACCTTCGCTGATGGCGGTCAGGGTGAAAGCATTCACCCAGTCCGTGGTGTTGGCATCCCAGCCGCGCCAGCGGATGGTGCCGATATCCACGCCGACCCCGAAATAGCCGGGCGTCGTCGATTGGGTATAGTGCAGATCAAGCCCGGCACTGGCCCCCACACCAAAGGCGGCAAAGCGGGCCGAACCCTTGCCGATGGCAGAGACGATGACAGCGGTGCCGTCCGGGTTAAGCGCCTGGTTTGCCGTCGTCGTCAGACCGGGGATCGTTCCGGCGATATTCTGCACATGCAGATTGCCTTGGGGTGTTGATGTGCCGACACCCAGGAAGCCGCTGGCGCCCTTCAGACGCAGGCGTTCGGTATAGGGATTGTCGCCAGGGCTGCCGGTGGTGACGGCGAAATCGCACGATCCCCCAAAGAAATCCATGCCCGTATTGATGGCGACATTGCCATTGACAAAGCCCATGACCTGCCAGGAGCGCTGGCCACCATCGAGGCCGACAATATAGGCGGCCGTGGCGACAAGCCCGTTATTGACGCTGGCATCCACGGAGAGCCGGAGCAGCGACGTATAGGCGGCCTTCCCAGCTTGATTTGCCATAGCCAGGAAATCAAGCGAACCAATACGGTCGCCATCATTGAGAACGGCCGGCGCTGCCGGTGTTCCGCGATGGCGCGCGATATAGAACTGGCCGCCAGGGCTGTTGGTGTGGCTGAGAATGCCCACAGTGGGCGTAATTCCGGCGGAACTGACCGTCAAACCCAGATATCCGGTAAACGGGACCCGCGTGGCGCCTGAACCAATGTTCAGGCGGCCAATGGCGGCATCATAATCAAAGGTTGTGCGGTCGCCAAACGCGTCTGTCCCCGTCGCCTTCAGAACAGCGGGGGTGTAATAGTAATTTGTATAGCGTCGGGTTGTGGAAGATCTGGAGATGCTGTCTGTTTGATATTCTGTTGCCGAAATTTTCGACAATATTCTGAACGGTGTCCTGGCGTCGACAGTGGTGTAGGCGACAACCGTACTTCCAACAGGGATATCGGCGGCATTGTCCAACACCAGCACACCGTCATTGTTGCGCAGGGTACATCCCGTGGAGCCTTCGATGGGGGTTGCTGTATCCACCGTAAAGCTGAGCGCGCGAACATTCACGTCAAAGCTGGCCGTATCCGGCGCGCCGGGGGTGCCGGAAACCTTCAGCCAGACTTTCTCCGTATCGTCGGTGAGGGTCACGAACTCAAAGGAGCCGGCTGGCGAGGAGCACCACGCCGTCCAGCGCTCCGCGATTTCAGTTCGTGCCTCCACCGTAAAGTTGAGCGCGCGGACTTCCACGCTAAAGTCGGCCGTCCTCGGTGTGCCGGGATTGCCGGAAACCTTCAGCCAGGTCTGGCCCTGCCCTTCCGCGAAGGCCTGGAACTCAAAGGCGCCGGGCTCGAAGGTGGCCTGCGCCGTCCAGCGCTCCCCTTCGGCATTGACGGGGCCCTTCAGCCACGCGGTGGTCCCGTTATTTTCCAGCGTCTGCGCCGACGCGATCAGCCCATATTCGGCATCACGCACCGGGATGGTGCCGGGATTGTTCACCATGTCCACATGCCAGCCATCCACCATATCGGCGCTCAGGTTGGCGACTGTGGTGCCAGAGGCGACCGTCAGCGGGGGGGTGCCGGTGGCGACGGTGGAGATGAAGGCAGAGGATTGCATGATGTTGCTGGCCACCAGCACCCCGTCGGTACGGAACCGCAGCCGTTCCGTCCAGGCGGTGCCAACGGTGGTGGCAATCAGCAGCTCGGCGCTGCGGTTGGTGGCCGACCAGTCGCCGCTGGCTTCTGCTGTGAAATAGACCGACGGCAGCGGGAAACCCCGGTCACCCATATAGCCGCCGATATCAATCTGCCCCAGCCGATCACCATTCTTGGGGAACTGGCCGCTATCCTGGCTGCCCCGCCCGCGATAGAGCGAGAAATAGGGCGCGCTGTTGTCGCCCATATGCCCGACCATCAGCTGGGTGGGGGCGTCGGGCGTGTAATTGAACACGGACAGCTTGTGGGTGGCGATGTAGGAATTGGCGTGGCTGAGCCAGAACAGGTTGCGCGCCGTGCCCGACACCTGGCCTTCAACGGAGAACCAGGCGGGATCGCCGCCAGACCGGTTCCCCGTTGTCAGCGTGACAAAGCCATCGCCCACCCGCAATGGCATGAATGCATTTTGCTGCCCGTCCAGGGCCTTGACATAAATCTGGCTCTGATATTTCCCGGCCTGAAGGCCGGCATTCACCTGGATGGTGAGGAAATTGCTGTAGGCAGGCCCATAGTCCGCCGGGATCAGGCCATACCAGTGAATCAGGCCGATGCTGTCCTGATCCTGCACCGCCTCTGGTGCCTCTGCCGTGCCGCGCTGGCGGGCCAGATACACGCGGGGGACGCCCGTCCCCTTACCGATTGCCCCCAGCGCCGGACTTATGGTGCTGTCGCTCTGCGCCAGCACACCCGGATGCAGCCCCAGGGGGGTGCGGGCCAGCCCACCCCCCACCGTCAACAGCCCCAGCGCTGCATCGAAAGACAAGGCCGTGCCGGTCCCCCCCAGGGCCACACCCTGGGCGGTCAGGTTGGGCTTGCAGGCGGCAAGATCGGTGAAGACGGCGCTGCCATCACCGCTCCCGACGATGCGGTTGGACAGATAGACCTTGCCAGACCCGGCAATGATCTTGAAGCTGGTGCGGGCGCCGCCCGCGTTGGTGGCCAGCACCACCTCGCCCGGTTCCAGGCTCTGATTGTCGCTGAAGGTCAGGCTGCCATCGCGCCATTGCAGGCTCACCGTGCCGGTCAGGGCGCGCAGGCTGGGGGCTTGCAGCCGCAGCTGGTCGGCGGTCTGGCTGCCCGGCGTATCGCTGGACGCGCCCAGGGTGACGATGGATTCCGTGCCGGCGCTGTTCTTTTTGAAGAACAGCTTGCCGTCGCTGGTATTGATGGCCAGTTCGCCCAGGGCCAGATCGGCGGTGGTGGGCGTCTTTCCGGCAATGGCGGAACGTTTCAGAAAAACGGGCTGCGGCATATCAAAGCCCCCTCGGGTCCGGCTATCTAGCCTGGGTTGCAGCAAGGGCCGGACGCGCAGGGTGCCGCGCGCCCCGCGCCTGGGGAAAAACGAAATCTCCCCGGATCGTCACCGATCCGGGGAGATGGGGATCAGAACACCCCGCCATCGATGGTGGAGGTGCTGTTCAGGAAATCGGTGCCGGGGGTGGCCGGAACCAGGGCGCTGCCATTCTTCTTGAAGATGGTGCCATCGCTGGCGCCCGACAGGTTGGCCCCCGTGCCGCCATAGGCCAGGCCGATGATGGTGGCGTTCCAGGTGCCGGTGCCGATGGTGCCCAGCGTGTTGATGCTGGTCTGGCCGGCATAGGTGGTGGCAATGTCCACCCCGGTGCCGCTGGCCACGATGCGGTTGGCGGTGCCGGTGACAAACAGGCTGTTGCCATTCTTGCCCAGGCCGTCACCGGCCACCACCTGGCCGGCCCCGTTGAACTGCACGAAATTGACCGCGCTGGACCCCAGCGTCCCGCCGGCATCGGCCGTGCAGATAAAGCCCATTTCGGCATTGACCGTGCCCATTTCCACAAAGAAATAGGCACTGACAAATTCCGACCAGACATCCATGTCGGCGGCACGGGTCCAGGCCCCGGACGCCACGATATAGATGCCGTTCTGGCTGGCATTGGCCTGGTTTTTCACCAGCACGCGATCACCGGCCACCAGCGCCACACCATCAATGGTCTGGGTGCCGGACAGGGTGACGGGGCCGGTGGTGGCCGCGCGGACGGATTGCTTGGGGTCCAGCCCCTGCACCGTCAGGTCGACATAATTCTTGGTCGCCGCATCCTGGGCATTCACCGGATCGGCCAGCCCGGTCAGGCGGAACCCGTTCAGCGCCACCGGGGCGGTGGGGGCGGCCAGTTCATCCAGCCGGGCGATGCCGCCGGCCACCACGCGGCCATAGGCGTCGGTGGTCAGCTTGCTATAGGTGCCGGCCGTGCCCACGGTGGCCAGATCCAGCAGCGGGTTCGCCGCAATGCCATCGGCATTGGCGATGGTCAGCCGGCCGGCCGCGGCCTCGATCTGGCGGGCGGCGACAGCGCCGGCGGCCGTCTTCACGACAATGCCGTTGCTGCCCAGGGCGGACAGCGCCGTCAGGGTGGCGGCCACCGGCTGGGCATAGGAACGCACCCAGGCCGTGTTGGCCGCACTGGTATCATTGCTGCCCTGGGACACGCTGGGCACGGTCACGGCACCGGCGCCGGCGGCCAGCAACTGGCCGGTCAGCGTTTTGGCACCGCTGATGGTCTGGTTGCCCGCCAGGGTGGAATAGGCACCGCTGCCGCCGATGGCGATCACATTGGTGGCGCTGCCACCGCTGCCGCCATTGCCCTTGCCGTAATAAAGAACGTCTTCAACCTCGTTGAAGGCCAGTTCGGCATTTTCCAGCACGCCCGGCGCGCCGGGATTGCCGGATGCCCGACGCTTGATGCGAACGGTGTTGACCATCAGAAATTACCTCCGTCAATAAGCTGGTTCCGCTGGCGGGTGCCAGCCTCGAACACCGCGCGTTCCTGGTTGTAGGTCAGCAGGGCGCCATCGCTGGCGCCGCTGATATCCAGGCCGGCAATATCGGCCATGCTGGTTGGCACCGGGCTGGGGATGACCAGTTCCAGCACCGTGGTTTCGTCTTTGCTGATCACCAGCACATCGGTCATTTCGTCACCTCCGGTGTGACGGTGGCCGCGCCCTGTACCAGCCGCATGACCGCGCCGTCCGGGCTGACCAGTTCGATGTCATAGACATGGGGTTTGGCCAGCAGCCCGGCGGTCTGTTCGGCCGTCAGCCCCACCGCGACAATCCCGCCGGCGGGGTCGGGGATGGTGACCGAGAACGCGGCCGCGATCTCCGGATCGCTGTATTTACGGCGCATCTGGCCGCGACCGGTCATGCCCACCAGATTGCGGGCGGTTGTGGCGCCGGAAAGATTCCGGCTCTTTACAGCGATCTGCAGGGCAAAGGTCGTCCCCTGCTCGACCGTAATGTCGTACTGTCCGGCAGCCATGGCAGCACCTTTCGTCTGTGCTCATTATATTATACGCATAGGAATAAACACACAAGCCCGGCCGTGGCCGGGATGCGCGTTTCGAAAAGGGGGGGGCTCACAGCAAGGGGCATGGTCAATGCCCCTTGAAGGCCGGCGACCGCCGGCCCGGCACCTGAGGGAACGCAAAACCCCCAAAACCAGTCACGATCCAGGCCGGCGACCGCCGGCCCGCGCCCGCGTGGGCGCGTAAGCCAAGGCGGCGGATGCCGCCGCCCGGCGCCTGAGGGAACGCAACCCCCCCAAAACCAGTCACGATCCAGGCCGGCGACTGCCGGCCCGCGCCCGCGTGGGCGCGTAAGCCAAGGCGGCGGATGCCGCCGCCCGGCGCCTGAGGGAACGCAACCCCCCCAAAACCAGTCACGATCCAGGCCGGCGACTGCCGGCCCGCGCCCGCGTGGGCGCGTAAGCCAAGGCGGCGGATGCCGCCGCCCGGCGCCTGAGGGAACGCGTAAGCCAAGGCGGCGGATGCCGCCGCCCGGCGCCTGAGGGAACATAAATTAATTCACAAGCTGCCGGGGGCGGAACGGAAGCGATAGGCGGGCCCCAGTTCCGGCATGATCTTCAGGTTCACCACATCGTCGAACGCCGCGCGCTCCGGCTTGAAGATCTGGGCTTCGGCGGCGGCGTGGGCATAGCGCACGGAGGTGAAGCAATATTTCGACAGCTTGCCGACAAACAGCGGCGGCAGCCGGAAAGCGGCGCGGATGCGGGCTTCGCAGCGGGCATCATAGGTTTCAAACAGGCTGTCGGGCTGGCGTTCGCTGGCCAGCCGTTCCGCCTTTACCTGCACGGTGCCGGCGGCATCCTGCGGGTTGCCGGTGGCATAGGCATCCACCACCACGGGCTTGTGCTTGTCCTTGGCCTTGCCGGCCAGCACCTGTTCCAGTTCGCGCTTACTGTCGCTGGCCAGCACGCCGCCCTGCACCACCATCAGCAGCGGCGGCACGCCGCCGGCATCGAAAAAGCCCAGATTGAACTCTTCGGCCCGGCGGCTGCCCAGCACAGAGGGCAGCTGGCCGATCCAGCGGGGCAGGCCATAGGGGCCGGCGGTATCGTCGGTGACGGTGAAATACAGGATTTCGCTGGCCCGGTCGGCCGGTTCCAGGGGGTTTTCGGCGGTTTCCCAGGCGCCGGTCTGGCGGTTCAGCTGGCGGCTGCTGGCGAATTCGCGGTGATAGACCAGGGTGCCGTCGATCAGGCTGGCAAAGCGGCGTTCTTGCAGCGTGATCGGATAGGATTGCGTCTGCCCGCCGCGCGCCAGCGGCTTTTCCACGGTGATGGCGGCATCCAGGCGGCACAGGCGCAGGCTGTGGGCCGGCAGGTGGCGGATGCAGGCCAGCCGGCCGGCGCTGTCGCGCAGCACCTCCAGCGCGCCCCAGCCGATCACTTCCAGATCGCGGCGCAGCGCCTTGCGCATGGTCAGCCAGGATTGGCCGGGATAGGGCTGGGCAAAGAACGCCTGGATGGCGGCGATCTCGGCCGCCTCGCCGCTGGTGGGGGCGGTTCCGTCGGCCTTTTCAATGCTGTGGCCGGTGCTGTCGATCTGGCTGACCAGGGTGGCAATGCAGGGTTCCAGGGCATTGTTCTGCCGGGCCAGCGCTTCCAGCAGGCGCGGGTTGAAGGGTGGTTCGATCAATATCCCCCCGCCGCTGCCCGCCTGGGGCTGATAAAGACGGTGGAATTCGTCCTCTACCTCCAGGGCCAGGGCGGCCAGCAGGCCGCCATCCGCCAGACCGGCCGGGGCGGGGGTCTGGCTGCTGGGAATAAAATCTTCGGGCATTGCGGCGCTCCTTGCTGTGCTGCATTATTATATTGTTTTTGCCGCTTTGCTCAAATTGTTTGTTCTGGGGGCGGGGCCGCCCCGCCCCGCTTCTTCAGCGCCCCCAGATGCGGCCCCAGTTCGCCGTCAGAGGGGAAGGGCAGGGCGGGGGACCAGCCGAAGGTTTCGGCAAAGGGCAGATGGTCCATCACCGCCTGTATGCGTTCCATCCAGGCCGGGGCGCTGTCGGCGGGCAGATAGCCATACAGGCTGTCATGCGTCATGCCGGCGATCCACAGGTCGGGATGGTCGCGGTGCAGGATGGCCATGGTCCATAACAGCATGTCCGACAGGGTGGACTGGATGGGGCTGTTGATGGCCTGGCGTTCGGCCTGGGCGCGGGCGGCGGGGTCGGCGGCCCTGATCTGGGGCAGCAGGCGCCGCCGCCCCAGCGGCGACCAGACACAGCCATCCCGCCGCGCCTGGGCCCGCACCTGGGCGTGATAGCGGCTGAGGCCGGGATAGAGCTGTGTCAGAAAGCGGTGGCGGAACTGTTCGGCCTGGTCCAGCGACAGCACCAGCCCATAGGTTGCCCAGGCATAATCCACGAAACCCCCGGCCGACATGCCGTACAGCAGGCCGAAATTCCCCGCCTTGCCGCCGCGCCGCAGGGTTTCGTAAAGGCCGGGGTCGCGCTGTTCCAGGGCCTGGAAGCTTTGCAGATCATAGCCGTTCAGCTGGGCCGCCGTCTGGCAATGCAGGTCGATGCCCTGGCGATAGGCCCGGATCATGTTCTGTTCCTGGGCGACACAGGCCACCACGCGCAATTCGCCCTGGGAATAATCACGCTGGAAAAACACATGGCCGGGCGGGGCGGGGAAACAGGCGCGCAGGCGGGCGGCCCATTGGCCGCGTTTGGGAATGGTCTGCACGGCCGGGTCTCTGGCAGACAGGCGGCCGGTTACCGTGCCGGCCGCCGCTGCATCATCGCCCTCGTCGCCCTCGTCGGCCATGCTGCCATTGAACAGCATATAGGTGGGGTGGAACAGCCCGTCGGGGCGCAGATGTTTCAAGAACCCCACCACATAGGTGGACAGCATCTTCTGGGCGCTGGCCAGCTGGCGGTACAGGGCCACGAACGGCCCCGCCAGCGGATGGTCGGCAAACATCGCCAGATGGGCGGCGCTGAGCGAGGGCTGGCCGGATCGGCCGGTCCAGCGCAGCGGGCGCAGGTTGCAGCCCAGCGGGCTGAACAGAAAATCCAGCAGCAGGGCGGGGGTGATGGGGGATTGTTCGGCGCCCGCCTGCCGGGTGATCGCCGCCGCGTGGCGCTGGCGCAGGCGGGCGGGCAGCCGGTCCAGCAACTGGCGCTGAAGCGTGGCGATTTCCTGCCGGATATCCTGTTCCAGCAGGGCATATTGCTGCCGGTCCACCACCAGCCCCCGGCGTTCCACCGCTTCAAAACTGCGCAGCGCCGGGTGCAGCAATTTTGTGTAGAAATTGCACAGACGGGGTTCCTGCACCAGCTGGCGGCGCAGCGGCAGGGCCACCCGCAGGCAGGCATCGGCCGTGCCGCCGGCATGGGGCAACAGCGCCTGGCGGGGGGCCAGGTCCAGCCGCTGCCTGTCCAGCGGCGGCCGGCCGGCCCCGTCTGCGGCGCTGCCCATGCCGGTGAACAGCCGGCGATGCAGCGACAGGCTGTTGCAGCGGTTTTCATCCAGCAGCGAGCCGACAACACTGGTATCCATGGTGAAATTGCCGCATTCCACGCCCCAGGCCGTGGCCAGCCAGACCAGATCATATTTCAGGTTGGCGCCCTTCAGCTTCACCTTGTCGGTGTGCAGCAGCCAGTTGATCTGGTGCAACAGCGCCCCGGCCGGGCGCTGGCCCCGGCTGAAATACAGCACATCGGCCTGTCCGGGCCGGATAGAGACCTGGAAGCTGACAATATAGGCATGGGGATACCAGGGATGGCGCCCCTGGGTGCTGGTATCAATGGCCACATCCATGGCCCGGCCGGTTCCGGCATGGTGCTGTTCGATGGCGGCGCAGATATCGGCCAGATCCGTGACATAGCGATAATCCCCCGCCAACGGGGGGGCCGTGCCGGGATGGTGCGGCGGCGGGCCGCCGCTGGGCGTGGCGGGGGCGTGGACATGCAGCATCGCCGCCTCACTTGTTGAAAATATGCTTCAGTTCGGGATAGGGCGTTTGAAAGGGCAGGCCCAGGGCCATCAGCACCGCCCCCACCGCCTTGCTGGCCTTCAGATTGTCCGGGGCGGACAGGTGCAGCGAGGCGTAATGGCTGTGCACATCCAGGCCGCTTTGCGTCAGCGTTTCCTTCAGCCCGTCAATATCGCCTTCCACCCGCAGCGACAGCTTGTTGCCATGATAGCGGGCGGCGACTTTGGCCTGCGGGTGCAGCGCCACCACATAGTAACGCGAGGCGGCGCTGGTGGCGAAAACCGGCTGATACAGGCAGGTGGCGTCGGCCAGCTTCACCCGCGCCGCCGATAACAGCGTCGCCAGCGCCGCCGCATCCATGGGCGGGGCGGGGGCTGGCGGCGCCGGCGGGGGGGCTGTCTTGCTGTCGGTGTCTGCCGGCGGGGGGGCACTGTCGGCCAGCGCTTTGCTGGTGGCGGCTGCCACGGCCTGTTTCAGGCCCGCCTTTTCCGGGCCGGTGGCGGCCCCGTTGGTGATGGCCTGCATCAGGCCGGCCTTGACCGGCACGCTGGCCAACAGTGTTTTCGCCTGCATGAATTTCAGCGCGCCGGGCGTGCTGACCACCTGAATGCCCTGGGCATCCAGCGCCGCCTTGCTGTCGGCCGCACCCAGGGCCGCAAAGAATTTCGCCATATTGGCCACGATCTGTACCGCCATCAAACAAACTCCCGTTTTATATCCACCTTCCTGGATCGTGACCGATCCAGGGAGATTTTGTGTTCCCTCAGGCGCCGGGCGCTGCCTCCGGCAGCTTCCGGCGGGGGCGGCGGGGGATGACCGGGCGGATATTGAAATGCTGGGCCAGGAAGGCGACCTGCCTTTCGGATTCAATCGCCTTGCAGCAATAATGATCCCGCACATACTGGGCGGCATCGGCATTGCCGGTCATCTGCCGCACCAGGGCGGCCAGAAACATCCCGGTGCGCCCATGCCCGCCGATGCAGCCGGCATGGATCAGCCCGCCCTGCCGCAGCTGGTCTGCTGTCCAGTCCAACAGCCGGCCAAATTCCGCCAGGTCGGGCGGCACGCCCTGATCGGGGATGCGGAACAGCACTTCCCGCCGCTGGCCGTGCCAGGGATAGGCCGGCGGCGTCAATTTCATGCCATTGTCAAAGCCGATATAGATGGCCGCATCGCCGATCTGCGGGTGAAGGCATGATCCGCCATGGATATGCACCTGCCGCCCTTGGTCCAGCCGGATGGGCAGGGGCGGGTGGGTTTCGTAACATCGCGGCCGGATCGCGCCGCCCGCCCGGCCGGGGGCGGGGCCGGCATATCTTTCCGGTGGGCTTTGCCCCTCTCTATACGTCATCGCGTCCCCTCCTTGGGATAATATCACCCTCCCTGGATCGTGACCGATCCAGGGAGATTTTGCGTTCCCTCATGCGCCGGGCGGGCGCTTCCGCGCCCTTGGCTTGCGGCACCACGTGGTGCCGGGCCGGCGGTCGCCGGCCTCCAAGGGTCATGTTCCATGCCCCTTGGTGGTTATATGTTCCCTCATGCGCCGGGCGGGCGCTTCCGCGCCCTTGGCTTGCGGCACCACGTGGTGCCGGGCCGGCGGTCGCCGGCCTCCAAGGGTCATGTTCCATGCCCCTTGGTGGTTATATGTTCCCTCATGCGCCGGGCGGGCGCTTCCGCGCCCTTGGCTTGCGGCACCACGTGGTGCCGGGCCGGCGGTCGCCGGCCTCCAAGGGTCATGTTCCATGCCCCTTGGGGTTTATATGTTCCCTCATCCGCCGGCTGCTTGGCTTTACGCCGCACGGGCGGCGGCGGCGGCGGTGCGGTCGATCATCACCTTGGGCAGGGCCAGCCCCGGCATGATCTGGAACATGGGGCCGGTTTCGGCGGGTGGCTTGCTTGGCTTGGCCTTCTTGGGGGCGGGGGTGGCCAGGTCGGCCGGGCCGCTTCCTTCCGGAAAGCCATGCTGCGCCACCTGGGCCTTTTTCTCCGTCGGATAGGCGTGCAGCGATCCCAGCGCCTCGACCTTGAACCAGTCGACATAAGCGCCGATGCTGCCGGGGAACAGGCCGGCGGCCGCCTCCAGCATGGCGGGCAGGCCCTTGGGCGCAAAGGCCCGAATGCCGGGTTCATGCAGAATGGCCTCTGGCACCTGGCCGGAACGCTGCACATCCAGAATGCGTTTCAGGGCCGGGCCGTGGCTGGAATACAGCATCCCCTTGTTGAAGATCGGCCCGTTATTGTGGCAAAGCGTCCAGACCGTATCCAGCAGCATTTCGGCGCTGTATTCCCCGCTGACAAAGGCCAGCAGGCAATCGCTGACCCGCCCCCAGGCCGGCCCGCCATAGCCGGTGCTGTACTGCCCGACATGGAATTGCCGGGACAGGGCGCGGCAGAACGGCCCCATTGTCAGGCCCGCCTGATCGGCCAGCCCCTTCATGGTGGCCGCCGCCCCGGTGGACTGGTCCGACAGGCAGGTGATGATCTTGGGCACACCTTCCCCAAATTCGGCCGCCAGGGCCGGCAGCATCACGGCTTTGTTCCCCAGATGCCGCGATTCCCGCAGACAGATCAGCAGCAGATAATAAAAGGCGCGGCACGCCTTGGGCGCGCAGGCATCATTATACCGTTCCACCAGGGCCAGCAGGGGCGGGGGCAGGGTTTCAAACCAGTCATAATCCCGCCGGACCAGGGCCACCAGATGGTTCAGGGCATAGAATTCCAGCGCCTCCGCCTCGGGCGGGGTGGAAGGGTGGGGATCGCCGGCCATGAAACGCATCATCGCCACCGCCACATCCTGCACCGGCACATGCGACATGTCGCGGTGCAGCGACAAGGGCCGGGCGCGCAGCTGATAGGCCAGCGTATTCGGCGGCGCAAATAACGACATTCCTCACCCTCCTTGGTGATGGTCTTCTGTGGGCGCTGTTCCGGTTGGCCGAAACAGCGCTACAGGCCGGCCACAACCAGCCTTTTGCTGATCAGCGGGCACCAGCCGAACCAGCGGCGCAGCCATAGGGCGCGGGCCAGGGCCTGTTGAATATCCCCCACCGGCAAGGTCTGAACAAATTCATGCTGGGCGCGGGTTTCCACCGCGCCCGGATAATAATAACGGCGGACATAGGCCACAGGGTCGGCCTCTCCCGCTACCTTGGCCAGGGCGGCCAGGAACAGCCCGGTGCGGCCAATGCCGGCCATGCAGCCGACATAAACCGGCTTTCCATCGATGATGCAATTAATTGCACTGACCAGACCCCGCCGCAGATCGGTCGCCGTCGGCGTGCCATAATCGCAGATGGGGATATCCACGGTGCAGGGCATGTCGATCTCGGCGGCCATTTTCACCCCGACAAAGCCGTCGGGAATGCCGCGATAGGGGCCGCCGGTCACCTCATAGGAATAACCGCCCAGGGTGATGGGCAGGCTGCCGCGGGGTTGCGGGCGATAGGGGGATGGTGAAATGCGATGGCTCATGATGCCCCTCCTTGGGCGGATAAGCATGGTATGGCGGTGCCCCCCGCGGCGCGGGACGGCGTGCATGTGGTAAATATGCATCATTGTTGTATAAAAGTTACACAACCCCCCGGGCATTCTGGCCGCCCGGTGATCATGCGGCGACCGCGCGCCGCGCGGCCGGTGTTTCATGCCCCTCCATCGCCGGCGCCAGCGCCCGCTGGCTTGGCGCACGCCGCCCGTGCGGTGCGGCGGCGGCGGCACGAACAGGAAACAGTCAGAGCCCGTCTGAAAAGTTTTCCTTCTTTTTCAACATGTTAATGTTTTAATCCCGTCACCCATGCTGCGGCCGGGGTCCAGTTCGTAGAGCAAAGCGCTTGTGATTCTGGACCCCGGCCGCGTCATGGGTGACGGGAGCGTTTAAAGAAAAGACGTGTAAGACGTTGAGATAGCGTCAAACTTTCCGGACAGACACGCAGGGGCATGGGTCCAAAGAAACCGTGAATACCCCTGTTATCATTATTTCTTCGACAGCTTGTCGTGCGCATGGACCAGCTCTTCCTGCGCGCGCGGCGGGCGGAGCGGTTCATAGGGGGTGATGGACGGGTCCAGCGGAATATCGGGATTGTACCGCCAGATGCCGATGACGCTGTCCCCCTCGATCCGCAGCACAAATCCCTGAAAACGCCGGTTGGCGCGCGGATGGGTGAAGGGGGCGGATTGCCGGGCCATGGTGGCCACGCGCTCAGCCACATTGCCATACATGCCGGCGATCCGGGCCAGTTTCAGCGCTTCTTCGGTGACCTTGAACTGCCGAAAACCGCTCATTATCGCTTTCCTCGCCTGTAGTTTTCACCACGCAGGATCAGCACGGCGCGCGGGGCCTCGATCACCACCCGGGCGGTGCCGATCTGGGGGTTGGCCCCGGCGCTCAGGAAAACATCTTCAATCACTTCGGTGGCGCGGTCATCCACAATGTCCCAAATCCTGTCCCCGCCGCTGATCCTGAAATGGGTATCGGACAGAATCTCCTGGACGACCAGTCGATTGTCGTCGGCATAAAAATCGTCACCCGTTTTCAGAGTCAGCGTTAAAGCCATTGTAATTACGCTCCAAAATAGACATAAGGGATACTCTCGGGATGGACCGGGGCCACAGGAACCCCCGGCTGAAAGCCATTCTCCGCAAAGAGAAGTTTCAGCTTCTCCCAGGCTTTCTCGCCCCCAATAACCCCTTTGATGAACTCAGGCGTCACCACGGCCGACCCGGATAATATGTCCGCAACGGTCCTTGCCGTATCATAGACCCTGTAGCCCATCTTCTTCAAAGGCTTAACAATATCTGCCGGAGCGTTGATAAGTGTAACGCCTTTCAAGGAGTTAGCCGCAGACGGATTATTTAGCAGGAAGTGTGACAGGAAGTCCAGCCATACGGCCTCGGCGGCGGGCTGGCTGGACAGGTCGGCGAAGGCGTCCCACAGGCAGGCATCGCTGGTACAGGTCAGGGATGTCGGGCTGCGCAGGTCCAGATAAAGGCCGGGCTGCGGATTTTCGGCATAGGCCTGGATGAAATTTTGCAACGCGGTCTCGCCGGCCAGGCCGGCGGCATAAACGTAACCGGTCGTGCCATCCAGGTCTGTGCCCGTCAAGGTGGCGCCCGTCGATTCGACCGCCCATGATTTGAGAGACTCGACATGGTGATTCGTGCCGCCACCTTCAACCGGAACATCCACGCCCTGCCAAACCCGGCCGGTGGCGCCGCACAGGGTCAGCGGGGTGCCCGGCAGCAGCGGCTGGCCGCCCAGCCGCGCGCCGTCCGGCCCCAGCCGCAGGTCGGTGCAGCCCACCACGCAGGGCTTGTCCAGGGCGCGGGCCACCACGGCGGCGTGGCTGGTGGTGCCACCATTGGCCGTCAAAACCCCCGCCGCCGCCGCCATGCCGGCAATATCATTGGGGTCGGTTTCATGCCGGACCAGGATGACAGGATGTTTCTTGCTCTGTGCCACAGCTTCCTCCGGCGTGAAGACAGCGCGCCCGGTTGCCACACCGGAACAGGCCGGCAGGCCCGTCGCCTGGGGCGACGTCTTGAATAACGCCGAGACAGTGGCTTTACACATACGTTTGTAATCATACGGCGTGACAAGTTTCAAGGCTTCTTCCCGCGATATCCGGCCTTCCTGGGCCAGATCATGGGCGATGCGGAAGGCGGCCTGGGGGGTGCGCTTGCCGGCACGGGTTTGCAGGATGTACAGGGCGCCATCCTGCACGGTAAATTCAATGTCCTGCATGTCGCGGTAATGCCGCTCCAGCCGGTCAACCAGGGCCACCAGCCGTTCCCCCACCGCCGGCCAGCGGGCCATCATCTCGGCCAGGGGCAGGGGGGTGCGGCTGCCGGCCACCACATCTTCCCCCTGGACATTGGGAATAAATTCCCCGCAGAGAATATTTTCTCCGGTGGAGGGATCGCGGGAGAACAGCACCCCGGAACCGCTCTCCTCATTCAGGTTGCCGAACACCATGGCCTGAAGGGTGACGGCGGTTCCCATACTGTGGCTGATGCGGTGCAGGGTGCGATAGGTGGTGGCGCGTTCATTGTTCCAGGATTGGAAGATGGCGGCAATGGCCACCATCAGCTGTTCGTTCAGGCTGTCGGGGAAGGGATGCCCGGTATGGTCCTGGAAGATGGCTTGATAGCGGGTGATCAGGCCGGCCAGCGCCGGGGCCGTCAGCGCGCTGTCCTCAGCCACGCCGGCCTCTTGCCGTGCATCGCCCAGGGCGGCGGCAAAGCGCGCCGCCGGCACGCCATAGGCAGTGCTGCCCAGCATCTGGATCAACCGGCGATAGCTGTCCAGCGCGGCACGCGGGCCCAACCGGGCGATCCAGTCCGGCAGGCTGGTGCTGGTCAGCCCGACATTCAAAATGGTATCCATCATGCCGGGCATGGACGTGGCGGCGCCAGACCGCACCGCCAACAGCGGTTGATGGCCGCAAAGGGCGGCCAGCCAATCCAGCTGCCGGCCGATCCCCTGTTCCAGCGCCTGCATCACCCTGGCCCTATCCTGTTGAAATTCCAGGCAGATCGGGGTGGGAATGATGAAACCCGGCGGCACCGGCATACCCAATGTGGCCATGACCGCCAGATGATAACCCTTGCCCCCCAGGAAGGCGGGTGTGTGGACCGGGTCCGCCAGATCGCCGGCCCCCCGGTCTGGGGCCGGCCCGGTGGCAGGCTGGGGGGATTGGCGTAGCGTCGCAGGGGGGGGCGCATCGCCCCCGAACGGGAAAAACATAGCACCCTCCTTGGTGTCTGACAGTTTAACCATAACCGAAGCCCCCGCAGGGAACAAGAGATTGCTGTATTGCAGCAAGGGTGATGCTCTGGCTCCCGTGCAATTGCCCGTGCAATTGATTGCACGGGCGCGCACCCGCACAGCCGCGCCGTGGGGTGCGGCGCTGCGTCTGGGGTGCCGATTGCCATTATTGTTTGCCCCGTTCCCGCACCGTCTGACGGCACGGGGAACGGGGATCAGCCTGCGTCACCGGGGCTCCGGCGCGCTTTCAGGCTGCGCAGGCTTTCCTGGGCGGTACGTCGTTGCAGGAAGCGGAAGGGGGGGCTGGGATGCGGGGTGCTGCGGGGTGACTTGGCCCAGGCTGTTTCCTCGATTCGCACGGCCTGGATTCGGCATTGGTCGGCGCGGAGACTGTCATTTGCCTGTTCGGCAAGCTCCGCCGCCTCCCACCATTTGGCGGCGAGGCCCAGTAAAACAGGCAGTGTCTGATCTTCCAGCTTTTCGCGATCCCGTCGCATGACGCCCTCCTTGGCGTTCGATTTGAGAAGCAAAAACATCATGTTGAGACAACTCCACAACCATCGGGGCATAAAGGCGTACTCCATTTGGCATATGACCGACGGAGAATAGCCCCCCTGCCCCGCCACCCGAAAAAAAACTCCATAACTTACAATGGTTTAAGTGTTGTTCTCCAGATTTTGTCTATATTTCGCACTTAATTTATTTCTATTATGCTGGAAATTTTTGGTGAATTTTGTCCATTTGTTGGCGTTTTTCGATGATTTTGATTCTGAATATTGAGAAAATAATGATCAATGAAATCAATCATTGATCATTGAATGTAAGAATCAGGTCCCCACCGAGTGCGACGGCAATTTTCTTAATGGTAATGGCATTTCCGCCGCGATCGCCTCGTTCAATTTTGGTGATTCCTTCTTTTGATATGCCTGCCTGTGCGGCTAATTCTCGCTGAGTGATATTTAGTTTCTCCCTTTTCTCACGAATTTTTGCGCCGAAAAAGTTGACACTGTCAGTTTTCATTTCCCGTTCCTTCGCCATACTGCGGATTTTCATCAGATCGGAGACGTCGATGGTCATGCAGAATATTCCAAAAGTTGTTTATTATTTATAAGACTCTAAAAAAAGCGCTTGTGGATACGTTTTGCGATTTTATATGTGTATAAAAGTGCAACACGTATTGTCACAACAGTTCTCCTCCCCCGCCCAATCCCCTTTCGATGTGTCAGATGCTGTCGACAGAATACGCACATAAACTGCCGCTACTGCGGCGAAAGTGCATTTATTTCAGTATGTTGTGTGTTTCGCCGTTGAGTTTTTTTGTAACCATTAATTATATTTATAAGAAGATGCCGATTTAAGCCGATGTGGGTTGTGCTTTCCGGGCGTTTCTATAGGTTGTGGGCGTTGCTACCCTCGGATTATGCACCGAGGTCGTGATGGTGCTGCCATGGCCTAGGGGTTGATTTGCGCATGGTCGTGCGGTCACCGCCCGTCCTTCCCGCCGCTTGTGGCGAGTTTTCGGATACTGGTTTGGGGTTGGCGGGAGGGGTTTGGGCTGGGCACGCCGCCTGCGGATCAGGTGACGAGGCGGGTTGTTCTTGTCGGGACCATGGCGAGCAAAAGGGGCTGGACGGTGCATGCCGTTGGCAGATGCACCCGCAGCCTGGTCTTCATCTCGACGATGCGGGCGGCAATTTTAAGCAGGCGCAGGCGCAGCGTGTCGAACTGGGCGGTGCGCCAGGGGGATCGCCGCGGCATGAGGGATCGCAGCCACCACATCAGCCAATAGGCACCGGTATGCAGCATCAGGCGCACCTGGTTGGCGGTGATGCTGAGTGCAACTGGTGCAGTCGGCGGCTAGAGCATCGCGCGAGAAAGCGGAATCGAAGGATTCCCTTTAAGGTCTGGATGTGATTCATCTTATTCGGAGGTGGATCATGGGCAAGGCTTATTCAGAAGATCTTCGGGAACGCGTTGAAGCGCGGATAGCGTCGGGACATTCCCGGCGTGATGCGGCG